CTCTACCTCTCATGGCACACATCAGTAAGTTATCATACTCTAAATCAAACTGTAAAATGTCTGCTACCTGTCCACCAATATCATTGACCTCACAGAGCACGTAGGCGTGGTTGTATGCTGTCGCAACCTGATGTATGATGTTTGGGAACAATAAAGGTTTAATAGTATTATTTCTATACTTACCTACCATCTTATATGGTATTGTGGTAGTGTCGATGATTGTAAATGCTGAGTAATCTTTACTTACTCCACGCGCTACGTCAACTGTAATTACATATTGATGTTCTTCTTGCGCTGCTTCAAATATATCTAAACCTTTGTTCCTTTGGATAGGTTCATCGTACACCATGGTACGAAGTTTAGAAGCAGAGATAAGTGTATCAACAGATCCTAGGAACTCACATTCAAACTCAACTCGGAACTGTTCCTCTGATGTGTTCTTAATCGTTTGTTCTTTCCAGTGATCATCTCTTCCTGGAACTTCTGACCAGTGAACTTCTGTGGTTGTGTATTCGTTCTTACCCCTCTCAGCATCATGCCAGAGTTTGTAGAACATATTCATCCCGTGTGGGGTGGAGATGATAATTACCTTTGTGCTTTTACCAGAAGATATAGTAGGATAGACAGATGAAAAGAACTGATCAGCAATGTGGTTCGGAATAAACGCGAATTCGTCCAGAAAAATGACATTAAAAGACATGCCCCTAACGGCGCTAGCCGAAGTAGAAGCAGCCATAATTTTAGATCCGTTCTCCAATTCCAGACTCCCCCTATTCCACTGGGAGATACCTTGCTGCATCCATTTGGGGAGGTTTTCATAACTTAGTTGTAATCGTTGTAGCATCTCACGAGCAGTCGCTGCTTTGTTAGCAAGGATCGCTACATTCACATTATCATTAAACAGCACATACCACAGCAGGTATGAGGTAACGATGGTAGACTTACCTGACTGCCGTGGTAGTTTTGCAATATTAAATCGTTCAGCATGGAACTTCCTGGTCATGTCCTCCTGGAAGTCATACATGGTAAAGGGGATCAGACCTTTGTCAAGTGAGATGATCTTGATATATTCTTTGATAAAATATACAGGATCTTTACTACACTTTACATATTCTTCAACCTGATCTGGTGTAAATGCCTGAGAGACATTTGCTTTTTTTAGATTAGGATTACCAAGATAGATCTGATCGCTCATTTCATTCCACCAATGTGCCGTGTGCTCTACGAATCTCTTTTAGTTTTTCCAGATTCATATCCTTGGTGCCACCATCGTATGCGTGAGCATATCCTTCTTCAATCATTTGCTCGTTAAGGGACACAGTTCCGTCCCCAATGTAAAGCCAACCCAGAAGACGCCCGTATTTGCCAGTGCCACCAACAAGTTCAGTCCTAACAGACAACTCATCATCACCAGCCAAAGTACCTTCGAGTTTTTCTTTGAGCCAGTTGGTTGCGTCGATTCCAAGAGCCTTCTCCTCTAAGTTTCTCGTTCTTTTCTCTGGTGTATCAACGCCTGCAACTCTAACTCTTTCTTTCTTGTATAAATCAAACCCGAGGTCAATAGTGACATCGATAGTATCACCATCAAGAACACGATTGATCTCCGTCACTCGGAAGTTGTAACAACTCTTCCGACTTGGGGGTGTCATTGCTGCCATCTTCTAACTCCGCAAATGCTTCTCTTAGTATGTATACAACTACGAACACTGCACCACCAACTGCCAGCATCACCATAATGATTACTGACCACACAGGATCGTTAGCATTATCAAGAGGACGCAATAGTAAATTCATTTCTTAACAGGCCAAGTAAGTTCCATTCCTATCGTGAGTAGCAAAACAAATCCAAACACAAATACAGCACTCATGATTTAGGTTCGCAATATTCACTAGGTACTAATTGATATGCCATCTTGTCTCGCAACTGATTGACACGATCTTCATTGTATTGTTTGAAGTTGCCACGCTTCTCTACTTTCTTATAGTAGTGTAGCGCATTGAGGATGATAGCGTAGTCCTCCATATCTAATTCAAATTTCATAAATTTTCAAACCTGTCTTCTAGAATAATACGATAGAGAGAATCTCTCAAATAATATAAGTGTTCTTGCTGCATTGGTTCACCGCCTGCCCACATCCTAAGACGTTCGCAGACACAATCATGTAGAGCATATACATCTGCTATTCTGAGTGATACTTGATAGTCATAACTGTGTTCCTCTTCTTCGTGTTCCATTTAGTGAGAGAATGCTAAGGACATTTTGACAAGAAAGGATCGCATACTTATGACCGTAAAGGCCACCATGGATATAACTTACTCCTAGTTTTTCAGCGTATGTTTTTCTATCTACACCATAATTATGATCTGTGTAATCAATAATTACATCGCTAGGATCGCAATGTAATACTAACTCATCGAATGAGTTATCTGTTAGTATATAAACACCTGGTTTTTCACCTACACTAATATGTATATTTGTATCAAACTTGATTTTATTTCTTAGTAGTTCTAATGATGTAACGTAACCAGTTAGATTGCCTTGTTCATATACTTCATCTTGTATGGGACGGTCTGTGTGATAACTATAAACTTCAACATCATTATCAATTAGTTGCTTACATATATTCTGACCCAACTTACCCAAACCTACTAATCCAACTCTCACTTGTGACTCCTATGAAATGGTTCCCAATGTTGCCACCCATAAGTATGTACTGCCCACATACCAATAATGGGAACGAAGACCAGGCACCATGCCAATAGTCCACATCCCCATGGGTTATTTAATACTGTTCCACAGAACCTAGCAAACTGCAACATCATTGATCTTGCTCGCGAAGTTCTTGAATTCTAGCACGAAGAGATAGCATAAGCATTTGATGTTCTTCGCGCTCCTTTTGTGTCAGAGGACCAACACGTTTATTCAGCCTCGAATTCATCACGCTTCTCTCTATCTAACTTATGTATAGTCGCAAATCTATCCTCCCACGTATCACCACCTTCTATACCTCGTATGGGATTGATGCAAGTTTGATCTGCTAGGGTATTACATACCAAACCTGCCAGGTCTAGTTCACTACCCATAGCACCTGTGTTCCAACGGTGTTGACCGTTGATCCAAGTAGCACCACATTTAGGACATTCCTTTCTCTCAATTTTGAGATCCGACAGTTCCTTATCGTTGGTCATCTTTAATTTCCTTAATTAGTTTTGAGTAGTCCCCGAGATCTTTGCTTAACTGACGCCTTACCCTTTGTTTTAAGAAATATAATTTTAGTTTAACAAAACTGTATCTAATATGGATGTCAACGAAAGCAAAGAGACGCATGGTTTCTTCGGTGCCAGCATAACATATGAGACAAACTATGGCACCGAATATAATATAGAATCCTAACATTTCCACTTTCTTAACGCCAATGCTTTGCGAGTTGGGCGTCCCTTCTCGTCCTTCATAGGACCTTTGTTGCCACCCATACGAGCACAGAATGATCTCTTACGAGGACCACCCTCAGGTTGGGGTGCTTTCAGATCAGAACCAGGATTCTCACGTTCATAAGACTTGCGTCCTTTCTCGTTCAATCCACCTTCTTTGTTCTTACCTTCCTTACGCTGCCATGCACTTTCTTTCATGCTCATGTCCTGAGACGCATCCTTCTTCTGCACTGACTTCATTTGCAGTTGCAGTTTCTGACGATTAAGCATGAGTTGCTTTCTTTGAAGTTGCATCTTCTTATTAGAAGTAGCATCTTCTTTCACTGTCTTCTCTGCCTTCTTTTGATCACAGGTTTTTTGAACACAAGACCCACACTTGTTACAGTAACTAGTTCCTTCGGGACAATTCTTTGCCTCGAAAATGTATTCTTTAAAACTGATCATGGTCTTTTAGGGCAGTTTGCTTCATGCTTTTCCATCCAAGTCTTAGGACGTTGGTGGTTTCTTGGGGATGTCAATCCACAATAAGGGCACTTGTACGTGCCATTATCTAATTTTTCAGCCATGATCACTAGCCTCAATACAGAACTCTTTGTAGGACTTGCCTTCTTTCTTGATACCACCGATCTTATCAACCAGTTTACCAAGTGCCTTACCAACCTTGTCGCGCTTACGCTCCTTAGGTGCTTGACCTGATCCAGTCTTAGCACCTTTCGCTGCTAATCTGCTAGCAGCAGTACCAGACTTTGCTGCCTTCTGACGCTTGGAATAGTCCATGTAGGACTCACCATCTTTCAGTTTCTTAGGATCTGCCTTTGGTTTAGATGCAGCAGCACTATCCTCACGGGCACGAGCATTAGCACCAGGACCACCCAGTTTCTTATCCTTCTCAGGATCTGGATGCCACATGTCAGCACGTTCCACTTTCAGAGTAGCAGGATAATCCTTATCACCCTTCTTAGCAGGTTTCTCACCACGCTTACGCTTGGCGTGAATGTTTGCCCACAGACCTTTCTTCTCTACAATCTCATTCTTCTCATCGTTGATAGCATGTTCATGCATCTCAGATACCAAAGTAGTGAGAAGTTCGACAGGTACATTTTGCTCTACACCATGCTCAAAGAGAATATCATAGTGAGTGATGTTACCTTGCTCATCTAGTGTATGCATCTCAGAGATACACTCACCAACACCCCACTCAGCATGTTCAATTTTCTTTGAACAATCGTGAGTCACCATGTAACCTTTGTCCTTACAGTGAGAGCATCCTTTACCCCCACATTCTTTGCACTTTTTCTTACCTTCAACGATTACTCCTTCACTCTTCAAGCGTGCAGCACGCTTAGCCTTTGCCTTAGCAAGGATTCTTGCACGAGCATCATCTTGATCCTTCTTAGGGATAGGAGTTACAGCACCAACCTTCTGATCAACATCACCAGGGGCATAACCCTCAGTCTTAGTTGCTTTCTTTCTGCGATTCATTTCCTTTGTCACTCTCTTCAACATGAATTGATTAGATGGGAGACTCTGGTCAGCACCACTGACTTGCTTATGCAACGCTGCCAGTTTCTCATCTGACTGCTTGCCCATCTTGGCGTCTTCTTTGATAGCACCTTTACCATGCTTGGCACGGATATCTGCTTTCACTTTTTCAAGTGCAGACATACCATCATATTTTTTACCAGGTTTCTTACCCCATGTATTGGGTTTGCCAGGTGCTTTGTTATAACGGTTGTTGCCATCAACACCGCCGCGCTCCATGCGTCTGTCTTTAAGACGATCTGATTCTTCTTCTTTGAAAAAATTCATGTTACTGACGTGCTACTTTTGTACATTTCAGACCAGCGCCATCGATGGTTTCGAGTGGATCTTTTTCCAAGTAGACAACACCACCCGCCTCAACACTGGCATTACGTGATCCAAGAGCGACATACTTAGTGCCGTCTCCACGCTCAGTTACAACAGGACCATCGTCAATAACTAAGACGATGGTGGCGGCAGTGTCATTGACAACACGAACAGCGGTCGCCTTACCCAGATTGGTTGCTGCACTGAGGGTTACCTCAGTAGCCAGTACACGAACTCTATCCATGGTTATACTACTTGGTTGTTTTTATTATTTATCTTGCTGCGCTTTTAGAAACTTGGCAAGATCTGCTGTGCTACCTACAAACATAGTATTGTTTGTTGTGGTAACTTCTTTGGTTTTAGTTGGTGCTTCAATGTCATTGACCTTCTTTTGTAGATCAATTAGTTTGTCAGCAACATCACCCACATGTTTAATCAACTGTCCAGCAACTTCAAATGCTCTTGGTTGATCTGACTCTTGTGCTAATTCAAGGATGCCATCAACTGCCTCTTGACCTTTCTCGATCAGAGAGTAAAGATTCCCACGAGTATACTCATAGTCTTTCTTTAATTGTTCTTTGGTGGAAGTAGTTACTTCTACCTCAGTAACAGGTGTTGGTGTTGCATCTTTGACGATTTCAGTTTTGACATCGAGAGCATCCTCAATGCCATCATACTTACTCGTCTGCGCCTGTGGTTGGGTTTCGTGAGAGTCCATCTGTAAATTCACTGAATAGTTCATTAAATCCGAAGTTGTCATCAGAATCAACTAAGGCATGATCTGCCTCAGTAATCCTATGAATCGCTGATCCGTTAGTGTGTGCTGCATTCGTTGAGTTCAACCAAGCACGGGTAACGAATACCTGTGTTCCGTCGATCTTAGCGATACGCATAACTTCATCATCGATCTGGATATTCGTATGAATAACAAGACCAGATGCATCTGTAACTTTAATGATTCCATCATTATCATCACACGCTGACGACAACGTAGTTGTTGCGTCAGAGTTTCTATCAATTGTAGATGCAGGAGTAGCAGTGTAACGCACCTCTCTTGGTGCTGTTCTGACAGAATCAGTAGCGTAATCCACAATTGCCTTGGTGATAATCTCACCACTGTTATCCTGTACAGGACCATACAAGAATGTCTTAGCAACAAACTGTAAGGTATAAATTAGAGTTCTGCGAGTATCATAATCTCCTTCATACTGATCATCATAATCAATACTTGCCAGTGTAATTGGGTAGTCTCTCTTCTCACCAAGTTCTGGTACCAAGTTCATTGTGATGTTGAAACTTGGTTGAAAGAATGGTAGAATTTGCTCAATGATTTGAAGAGCATCATCCTGATTCTTACTAAGGATTGCTAATTCAAAATTAATATTATATGGGATTGGCATGAACCCCTTGTTGTTAGCACCAGCGGCAGTAGTATTTCTAATATACTGTGTGGGTGATAACTTTCTTGTTGGATCATATGTGATTGCTTGAATCTCAAATGCAATCCTAGGCAGAGTAATCTGCACCTGATCCTTGGTAGTAAGATCACCAAGTTGACGCAGACGCGCTAAGAACTTATCCTTAGGTCCATATGCCAAAGGCACTTTCATGACCTCAGTTTTGGATCCTTGGGATCTTCTGATCTCAATGTTATTAAATAGTGTGCCAAAGGCAACCACGGTTTTTTTAATTACACCGTGATATGAATAAGTTCCTAGCATTAGATTGTGCTCCCTTTATTACCAAACTCACCGAATGGATTAGTTTGTGTGAAATCTATGATTGCATCTGCGTCAGTTTCAATTGCCACATTTTGATCATATTCCGAGTTCACATTATTTATAGTGTTATAGGTATAGGTAGACCAGACGGCAGAACTAGTGTCTCCTGTCATAGTTTCACCAGATGAGAATCTACCACTCCTATTGATAACAATAAGAGTTCTAGTAGCATTATCCCAAGACTTCACTTCGGCGGTTGTATTAGTAACAGCACCAGTCACAGTCTCACCAACTGTATAATCACCTGTGCCACCTTCGGCCATTACCATACCAACAGCATTAGCATGATTGACTTCAATAGCATCAATCTCTGCAACACCAGTATCGATATCCTCATCACTGTATTCAAAGAGTTCACAACGTAAACCCCATGTGTATATCTTACCTAACTGGAAGAAAGGTTGTTCATGCTCTACATACTGGATCTGAAATGTTTTACCCACCATAGGGAAGTGAATTAGATCTCCTTCATTAGGACGACCCTCCACAATCAGAGTAGCGTTATCATCTACTGCTGCTGTAAACCTTCGTTTAGATATGATGAAGGTAACCTGGTCTTGAATTCTGACACCAAACTTAGCGAAGATATCGCCATCACCACGAAAACCACCAGCATCTTCCAAATATACTTCGACTTCAAATGCGCCTGTATATTTGGATAGTGTATCTTCTCCGAAGACACTATCTTCTTTGACGAGCGTTCTTGGGATATAGTACACGTTCTTGCCGAACATTTTAATCTGCTCATCGACGAGATCTTGTACGAGACCCTGCTCTCCTGTTGTACCTTGGGTGAAGAAACTGTTAAGTGCCATATCATCCTATCATGTCTAGGGGAGGTGTTTCCCAGGTAGTACGAAGTTGTTCGTCAAGGATCTTTAATTCCTCAACAGCATCGTTATAAATCATCTCACCGTTCAGAGTGACACCACCTGGCATTTGGACATTCGTGAACTTAGTAAGATTCTGACCCCACTGCTTTTTAATTTTAGCAGTAACATAATCTTTCATCCACATTTGGTTGTAGATTTCTGTCCAACTGTTTGGATCCAAAGCACGCCAACATTTAAGGATCACATACTGATCTGAAAGTGCATCCTCAGTCCAGTCAAAATCAATGTATACTCTGTCTTGAACATTATTATATCTGATAGGTTTCAGACCTTCCAGCATGAAGTCAATACTAGACAGATGTTGCTGAATCATATAGTAGTGATAGAACTGTGTAGACGTAAAGTCATACAGATCATTCAGTCTCATCTGATAACGAATATCAAACATACTGCGAGTGCCTTTGTCAGTAAAAGCAAACATACCTTCAATTGCCAGAATATGATCTGGGACTGTTAGATATGTATTTTGCTCAGACCAGACAGTAGTACCATCAGCACCAGTAGTATCTGTATTAGTACGACCCGCTGCAATTTCAGCAGAAGTAAAGAGATGTTTTAGATAAACTCTCTCAGCACCTTCATAGTGATATGTTTGGAACTTTTGAATAGCATAATCGATGGCATCATCACACTGATCATCAGATACGTTCACCTCCAAGACTGGTTTACCCAGTCTACGGAGGCAGTATTCTTTTAATTCTGCCTTAGAAGTTGGAATTGCCATTGGTTATTAGAGAGCAGCGATTGCAGCCTGGAATGCTGCAAAATCAGCAGCACCCGCAGCGACGGATTTGAGGGTTGTAAGATCAATCGTCTCTGCTTGTAGTGCAGAGTCAGCAGTTGCACCTTGTGCAGCAGTTGCATAATCAGTAGATGCTGTTGCAGCAGCAGTGCCCAGTGTGGGCAGACCAGTTAGGTCTCCATAAGCACCAGAGAATAATGTAGGTTTGCCAGTCAGGTCAGCGTATGCACCAGAGAATAATGTAGGTTTGCCAGTCAGATCTGCATAGGCACCCGAGAAGAGTGTGGGCAGATTAGTAAGATCATCATAGTCATTACTGGTAGCGACAGCACCCAGATCACCTGGTTGTGTAGCAGAAGCAGCAAGTGTGCCCTGTGCAGCAGTTGCATATGCAGTTGCCGCAGTGGTAGCAGCAGTGCCAAGACCCAAAGCGGTGATGGCTGCTGATGCACGAGCATCGGCACGAGCGTCTGTGTAATAAAGATTAGATCCTTCTGCTAGGGCACTAGTGTCTACACTGTTCAGGTCAAGGTTTGCCCCAACTTGAAGTGCGACACGAGCATCAGCACGAGCATCTGTATAGTAGAGGTTAGTGCCCTCTGCCAGATCAGCAGTGTCCTGATTAGTCAGGTCAAGGTTTGCACCAACTTGAAGTGCGATACGAGTATCAACACGACCAGCAGTGTGATAAAGGTTGGTGCTTCCCTCAGCAATACCATCCGAGTCGGGTGTGGTATAAGAGAAGACGCCAGTGCCAGAATTGTAAGACAGATCGCCAGTAGCACTTACAGCGCCACGAGCATCAGTAGTCTTAAAGGTGGTTACACTAAATGCACCAGTGCTAGCGTTATAAGCGAGATCGCCACCAGCACTAAATGCACCCCTAGCGCGAGCGTTGGTAAAGAAGATGTTTGTGGATCCTTCTGTGACATTATCAGTATTGATATCAGATTGAGTAACAGAAAGAGCACCAGATCCATCATGTTCAATGCCAGTGCCATACGTGAAGTGTGACCTTGTGCGTGCAGCAGTGGTGAATAGGGCAGTAGATCCTTCTGTGATGTTGTCGGTGTTGATGTCACCCTGAGTTGCACTCAGAGTCAGGATATTACCTGCATCATCATATGTAGCAGTGATACCAGTGCCACCTGTGATCAGAGCGTTAACTCTGTCATCGACTCTCTCATCAGTGAAGTAGAGGTTAGCGGTTCCTTCTGCCAAAGCATCAGTATCGTGGTTAGCGATACTACCAACCTGTGACTCGAAGAATGTCAAGGCACCAGTAACATTCAAGTTACCTTGGACTTCAAAGTTGGTGGTTGATCGGAAGTTAGCAACCGTCAGTCTGTTAGTAGACGGATTGTATGTGAGGTTTGTTGAGTCAGTGCGAATCTCAGTGTGTCCAGTATTCGTAGAAACGAATGTAGGATAGTAAGTAAGGTTAGATGTTGTGGTATCGGTAACATCAGCAAGGTCTGACTTATCAGCAGTACCTGTCAGGTCACCAGTTACATTACCAGTAATCTGTCCTGTAACACCCAGTGTGCCACCGATTGTGGAGTTAGAAGTAACGTCAAGTGTGTTGGTAGTTGTAAGACCAGCAGCAGTAACATTACCACTTGTGGATGCAAGAGTGATCTTATCAGTGCCACTACCATTTTGAAGTGTAAGTGTCTTAGATGCACCACGAAGGACTACGTTATCTTTAAAGAGTGAAGTGCTATTCTGAGTCAGTGCGTCGTTGAGTGTAGTCTCACCATCAACATTCAGAGTGCTATCGAGATCCACAGCACCTGTTACATTGAAGATGTCATCAATGATAGTTGCTCCGAGAACATCAAGAGTACCTGCAATATCAGTGTTACCACTTGCAGAGTTGATAACAAACTTGTTAGCACCAACTGTTGTAGTACCACCAATGTTTACAGCACCAGTTGTTGTAATCGTACTGATCGCTGCTTGTCCAAGAGTTGTTAAACCAGCAACGTCTAAGGTACCTGTAATATCAGTGTTACCTGTTACACCATTAATAGTAACAGTTGTGCCTGCGTTAGGTCCGAGGAACAGTGACTGTCCAATGAATACATCATTGCTGATAGTTGCACCACCTTGGGTGACCATCAATGGAGCGTTAGCACTCAGACTAGCAGGATTTTCTGCCTTAGTAAGACTAACTCTTCCCTGTACTTCTTCATCAGAAACAAGTAGAGTGTCTCCTAATACAGTTTGATCACCATAAACTTTTACGTTATCCTTAACTGATAAATCATCACCAACCGATACACCACCTGCAACTTGCAGAGCGCCAGCAGCAGAGTAAGTAGCACCAGAAGATGCATTAGCAGTATTGGTGATGGTTGTAATGCCATCGATATTTGCAGTAGAATCAAAATCAACTGCCTGAGTTACATTCAGACTATCATCAATAACTGTGGCACCGTTGATGTCAACAGTACCTTCAATCAGTGTATTACCAGTGCTAGTTGCAACAGTAAATTTGTTAGCGCCTGCACCATTTTGAATTGCAACTGTTCTAGTAGCAGCATTGATGGTCAGGTTATCGGTGATAGTTGTAACACCAGTAACATCAAGTGTTCCAGTGATACTGGCATTATCATCAATAATAGTTTCGCCACTAGCAGAGTCAATTGTTAGATTACCTGATGTGGTACTAACTTCACCGTTACCATCAACACCAATCCTAACGTTCTTAGCAGTGATCTGCTGTGAAGTTATGGAAGCATTGAATGTTGACGTTGCATTGACAGTCAGGGTATCAACGTCTGAATCACCAAGAGTTGTATTACCATCTACCTGTAAGAATCCATCAATCTCAGCATTATCTGTGACGTGGACTTTACCGCCAGCAGAATCAAGAATCAAGTTACCAGCAGTGGTGGAGATTTCGGTAGCACCATCAACACCGATCTTGATATCATCTGCTGTGATATCGGTGGAAGTAATCGCTTGGTTGAATGTGACAGTACCCGTGACGCTGTGAGCATCCCCAGCAGCATTACCGATAGTTGTGTTTCCATCAACTGTCAGTGTGCCATCGATTTGAGTATCACCATCAACATTAAGGTCGCCATCAATGTCAGCATTGTCTGTAATGTTGACAGTACCACCAGTAGAATCAAGAATCAGATTACCAGAGGATGTGCTGATCTCGTTAGCAGCATCCGTAGCAACTTTCAGGTTGCGGATGTTTGCTCTCTTAACGAAAGTCAGTTCATTATTAAACTGGACTACACCATTAATTGTATGACTATCAGACGCTGCGTTACCAAAGGTGCAATTGCCATTGGCAGCAAACGTACCAGCAGCAAATGTATTACCAGTCTGTGCATCAACTGTAAATTTGTTGGAGACAGCGAAGTCATCCGTTACATCCAGTGTGCCTGTGATACTAACGTCACCACCAAATGATCCATCATCAGCAACAACTAAGTCATCGCCAACATAGAGGTCAAGTCCAATACCAGCACCACCACCAACAATCAGAGCACCTGATGCTGAGTTAGTTGCATTAGTTGCATCGAAACACTTGATACTACCGAGGTCTAGACCCGAACGAGTTCCATTGAATGCCTCAGAAGAATTTGTTGCTGCATGATACATTGCGTATCTGGAAGCAGAAACATCCCAACCAAAGAATCCAATTCTGGCAGTGGAATCATAATATCTAAACTCAACACCACGGTCCTTAGCATCATTACTAGTAGGAGCAGTGTCACCACCCAAGGTGATAATAGGATCGTCTAATGTGACAACGGTTGAGTTGACTGTTGTTGTAGTACCGTTAACTGTTAAGTTACCCTCAACAGTTGCATTTGTATTAATAAGCAGACTACCATCAACAGTTACATCATCAGTAAACTGAGATACACTATTAACAGTAAGTGTATCAGTATTTGCATTACCAATCGTTACGTTATCTGTAAAACTGGTATTGTCATTGAAGGTCGAATCACCATGAACTGTAAGAGTACCTGTTCCAGCACCGTCACGTCCAATGATTGTATTACCATTGTCGAAGTCAATAGAGAACTGCGTGATAGCAGCACCATTATTAATATTAAATACTTCGTTATTGCTCTGTAAAATTACAGAGTCATAAATTGTTGTTTGACCATCGACAACCAGAGTAGAATTGAAATCAACGGCATCATCAACATTAAGTGTTGAATCGAAATCAACCGCCTGGTTGACTGTGAGGTTGTCGGTAAAAGTAGCGTCCGAATTAACAGTAATGGTATCGGAAGCAGCATTACCAAGGGTAATGTTTCCATCAACTTGTAGAGTAGTTTCAAGATGTACGGCAGATCCTACGTCAAGTGTACCACGGATGTCAGTGTTACCGTTTGTGGACAGGACAGTAAACTTATCGGTAGTGCCATTGGTAATCTTGAAATACTTACCAGTGGTATCGAGAGTGATGTCATTGTGGAAGACTGAATCGTCATCAACATCGAGTGTGCTATTGAAAGTAACAGCGGCATCAACGTCTAATGTGCTGTTGAATGTTACACCACTATCAACATCAAGGGTGCCATCCGAATGAATGTTACCGTTGTCACTATCAATAACAAATTTCTCAGCAGTACCATCGGTAATAGAGAAGATTGTATTAGGACCAACAATCCTTACATCATCTTCAAACGTAGTGTCAGAGTTAACTAGGACAGTATCAGATGATGCGTTACCCAGAGTAACGTTACTATCAACTTGTAGATCGCCCTGTGTATAGATGTTACCATTAGCAGCAGTGACAACAAACTCACCACTGTTAATATCTAAGTCATTAGCAATGTCAACTGTACCACCGATGTATACATTCTCGGAGATACCGACACCACCAGTTACTACCAGGGTGCCAGTTGTGGTAGATGTGGATCCTGTGTCTGTTGTGAGCCTGAGGTTACCAGCAATAAGAGGAGCGTCTGTACCAGCATAAACCTCGCTTGTGTTAGTCGCGTTGTAGAGGAACCGATACCCGCCAGTGCCAGTCCATATGTTAGCGTTTGCATAGTCTTCATCCCAACCAAAGAATCCGAATCGTTCCTGTGAATCATAGTACCTAAACTCGATACCACGATCCTTATTGTCATCAATTGTAAGAGTATCCTCACCACCAAGGGTCAGGATGGGATCTTGAATGGTGGTCGTGACTGAGTTGACAGTCGTGGTTGTTCCATCAACTTGTAGATCACCACGGATCTGGACTAGACCTGTAACGTCATCATCATCGTTAGGATCCAACACCATGGTGGCGTTGGTTGTAGAGAAAACATTATCTTGGAAATGATAATCTTCTACATTGACTCTGTTATCTACATGAGTAGCAGAGATCGTAATATCATTTTCAGATGTAATATTAATAAGTGCATCACCACTGCCTGCATTAGTAGCATTAATCAGCAGGGTGCGATCGGTAGCAGTGTTCTGAGTGTGCTGGAAGGTTAAGTTACCATCAGCAGTTTTATCCAGTTTCTGATCAAGAACACCGTCAAGAGTAATATCAGGGTCAGAGAAGTACGACCGTACATTAACATCAAGTTCGCCAGCTCCGCTGTCCCCCGTATTATTAGCGCCAAAGAGTAGATTACCGCTCGTATCATTAACTTTAAGATAGTTAAGATAATTGAATCCTCTGTATCCAGTGGTTGCAGTAAGTTCTTGATCCAGTTCAAAATTTTCTACGGTATTACCGTCAGCGAAACCAATACGATTGTTTTGGAGTTGTAAGTTGTCAACACCACGTTCTGCGATGGTAACATAACCACCCTGAACATCACTTGCCTCATCCCAGATAGTAACATCAAAATCTTCCTGTGAGAAAGAAGCAAGTCCTTTCTGAGGAATTAGAGCAGATCCGAGATATCTCCAAGACCCTGTATCGGAGGTGTCTGTGTGTGTCGGTTCACCGCCGCCAGCGTTAATATCAAGGATAGCCTCATACAGGCGATCATTCGTACCTTTAACTTTGTCGTATCGAACATATGCAGTAGCATTATCATAGAAGGGTTGAAGCGTACCTTCTCTTGCAGTAGAGATTGGAGCAGTTACTGCATAAGTAAGACGACCATATCTATCAACGGTAAAGTCTGTTGTGTTAACTGTCTGGTGAATACTATTCGACTCAGCGACAGAAGTTTCTGGTTGATTAAGAGATACAGATGCAGTTGGGTTATAAGAACCAACCACAACAGGAGTATCAGCAAGATCAACTAGTGGGTTGCCTGACTGACCATTAGCGTTTGAGGTCAGGATACGACCAGGAGCACCAGTTACTGAACGGGTAGCATATGTACCACTACCAGTTCTTGTCAGCATACCGATGGTGCTGATGGCAGTGATAGAAGTCAGGTTTGAATCCAAAGCCTGAGCGTCAACAATACCAAACGCTGCCAGAGTTGTAGGATTATCACCAGTAACAACACGACCACGAGAGTCAATTGTCAGTCTAGTATATGTTGCCTGAGCATCCAGATCGTTAGGATCGTAGTGTGGAAGACCAGGTTGGAAGTTCAGTTCTGCTGTGATGTTGATGTTAGCAGAACCATCAAATGATGCAGAACCAGACATGTCACCTGTCAAGGTGAAGTTTCTAGCGTTAGCAAGTCTAGTTGAGGTTGCAGCATTACCAATCAACGTACCAGTAATAGCACCTGCTTCAAAGTTACCATCAGCATCTCTCTTCACGAGAGTGTTGGCAATGTTAGAATCCGCTTCAAGCGGTCTCTCATATTTAAGCGAGTTCCATTGTGTAACGCCATCTCCGATCTTTAATCGAGATGTATCAAGTTCGATGCCAAGTTCACCTTGGGCAAGGATTGGATTGACGTTCGCCCACTGCTGAGCGCCGTCACGTCTTAATTGGATTCTATTTGCCATTGCTTATGAACGCTAGCAGGGTCAGGATGTCTCTTGTTTATTTATACCTAAAACAAAAGAGGACCCGAAGGTCCTCTTGTTTTTCATTCTTCGGTTGTTTCGGTTTCTGTTACTTCGTCTTCATCAGGAGGATTCAGATATTCAAGGGTCTCAATAGCACCCATAAGTTTCAAACCAGTTTGTTCATTCTGACGAATCTTCTCTTGCATTTCTTTGGTTTCATTTGCAAGACGATTGTAGCGTTCTTTGAATGTTGCTAGCAGTTCAGCAGCATCTTGAACTTCGGGCACATCAGCAGGCATAGTTACTCTCCTTTGTTAATTAATTGTATAAGTAGACTTTTAATGTCGGACACATCAGATTTTAATTCATTTACCTCTGTTTGTAAAGTGGCAAACTCATTCTTCTTACGCTGTCGTTCCGAATACGACTGCATATATTTATCATAGATATCCTTGTCCCTTAGGAGGACAGCATTGGAATCTTTATCTCTAAAAAGTCCTCTGTTATCGTCCCCCTCGACAGGGATATATTTTGGAATGTCACGCTTCATGATGCGAATGCAATTGCTCTAAGGTCTTTGATCAGTGGCACTTTCGCTTGGTTCTTAGACTTCATCACAATCTTGACTTGGAATGCTTGGAACTCCTCGCCTTCGACTGTGTACTCAAAGTCTTCCCACTCATTCTCACTCACATTGGTTGCACCAATTTCTGGTACAGGGATCTTGATAAATCCAATATCACTCATCTGCTTCTCGGAACCAGGTTTCTGGATACGATAGTAGACATCGATATTAGAATCACCATACCTTTGCATGGAGATCATCAAGCGAATGGACCTTGAAACGTTAGCAAGTCTTGCGACTCTTGTCAAGTAAACTGCATCATTCTGATCACCGTAAGGTAGTGTAGATACATCACCTTGTGGGTTAATCTCTGATTGGAGACCCAACACCTGAGCACCACCTTCCCAGGTGTTAATCCTGTTAGATGTTGTGATCACAGATACGCGGTCAAGGTCAACAACAGGTGACAAGTTATCAAGACTGCTGTTCATATTGACTTTCAATGTCAATGACTTGTTACCTTCAAGTTTGTTGTCCTCATTCAACTGAGAAGCAATGATTCTAGGAGTCTCATAGTAGTTCTCTTCATTCAATTGAATCTCATCATAGACGCCGTTGTTAACGAACGATGCCTGGTCAGCGATACTAGAACCATTACCAATTGATGTACCAGTTGTAGTATTCATTGAAGGAACAATAGGTGTTTCCTTGAATTGCATGATCTGAATGGTAGGTGTGATAAGTTCAAACGGAATGTTTTTAGTTGCTTGAACATTATAACCACCAGTCCTGATACCAATACTAGCAACAGATGTAGTTACAATTGTGTAAGAGTCCAGAGTAGGATCTTGAATTGCAGTGTGAGTTTTGTTGATTTCGGTCAGTGGAATACCATCCAAGTTGTAACACTCAACTTTACTTCCTGTTGGCCACTCACTAGCAGCAGTACCGCCAGCGCCTCTACCAGAAGGAGCAACGGTGATTGTCTGACCGTCATCACTAATAGCAGAGTAAGCAATAATTTCACTAGGAAGTAATTCGCTAATGTCGTTCCATGCTTCTGTACCACCATCAGTACCAGGGATTGCTCCGACAGGTTGGATAGACATTTGCCCACCAGTGACTTTCACATAACCAGGATTAGTTGTACTAATTGGTCTGCCGTTGACGATCTTATGGAAAGATCCAGCGTTACTAACACCGATGCTAGTTGCAACAGTAGATAGTGACTGTGTTAGTTCTGTTCCTGGAATCTCGGATGCAACACCAGTGATCTTAACATTGTTAGATCTGTTGTGCATACCATGGTTAGGATGAATAATAACAACCTTCTTATCTTCTGTACGAACAGTAGGTGTGATTGCAGGATACCCAGTATATGAGTCACCTGAATATACAGCGCCAGATGCAGCGTACTGTGCTTGTACACTACCACCAGCAATGTTCAACTGTTCTCCATTTGAATCGAATGCCTTATCAACAAACTTAGCAACGATAGTTCCGTTACCAGCAGGATCGAATGATGTGATAGTTGCAGTAGCACCACTGTTAGCACCAACCAATGTGTCACCTGATTCAGGAGTACCATTTGTGGGTGTCGATGACAGTGTGAATGTAACCACAGACTGTGAAGACTTCAATGCTTGGAATGGATTTCCATTACCATCAAGGAAACCTTGCTCAAAGGTACCAATAATACCTTTAACTGTAAGAAGTTGTGGGTTAGATGTAGAGTCAAACTCTTCAATAGTTGCCTCAGCATTGGATGGTGACTGAATCAAACGAGCACCAATTGTGTAGTTGTAACTATTACCTGTTGGTAGTTGCAACGTCTGCTTAGGTTCAACTGTAATCAAAGGATTGACAGTCAATGAACTAATACCATCGTTACCAGCACCAAGTTCAGAGTTAGTGAACGTTGCTGTACCAATAACAGAGGTATTGAATGATGCACGGAATAGGTTGAACTTCAAATCCTCATACTGGTCAGCAGTCCATGTGGATGCGTTCTGTGATTTGAAGAGAACACCAGCATATGGTTGTTCAGAGATCGTTCTTGTACCAGTGATATCAATATCACCCATACGTGAGATCCATACCTTATATTCGTTAGAGTCAGAGAATAGAACGAAGCAATGCTCTTCTGATTCTGGAATGTATACAGGTGCAGGGAACGTAAATCTAGTTGAAATAGATGCGTTATCAGATACCTCAACCTGAGATGGTTTCAGAGTAACGTCAGAGAAAGGTAGGATGTCCTTAGTAGGATATCCATTTTCCATAGGACGGATCTGCATTGAGATGGGAATCTTGGTATCTTTTGTACCGAAGAAGATATCAACACCTGTCACAAATGTACCACCTTGCTCTTCCAGCAAGAATGATTGTGCCAGGGGATCCCACCAACCAACTTGACGAGTGTTAGTACGAACAGAACGAACTGTTCTTCTCTGGTTAACAGTGTCTCTAACAACTCTTGCATTACGAACAGCAAGGATATTTTCTTGCAATGTATTTAATGTACCTCTGGCGGTATATTCTGCCTCAGCAGCAGAATCAACGGCACCAGGGAGTCTGCTATCCTGCTCTGAGGAGGATAATCTGAACACCCTCGAACCTGTTGCCCAACGTGGGTTAGAGTTGTTTGCAGGGTTAGGAATGAAGAAAGCACCTTTAATACTACCAACCAAGTCGGAGATTAGACGACGGTCCTTAACAACTGCACGAGCGCCAGAAGTGTTACCAACTAATACTTCACCAACTGAGAAGTTACCATAGAAGTTAGGGTTAACAGTAGCAGCAAGAATGTTAGTATCGATGTTAATGACAGAAGTCTGCGATGCATAAGAATCAGGCAGAGCATCATTAGTTGCTGAGTATGGGTTGGTTACCATATCATTGTTAGGTGCAGCAACTCTGAACCTACAACCAGATCTCAAACCATAGATGGTCTCACCAATAACAAATGGAGTCTCGTTGGTGTTACTATCCTCAGAAGAGTTCTTGACGATTTCGATCAACTTAGGAACAATATAGTTCTGGATGTTATCGTTATCGAAGAATGCATACATTCTGGTCTTTGGCTTCACACGCTCAACGTCGAAACCAACGTTACGAGAGCGGATCCATGGGATGAATGTACTGTCGATGACACTATCACCCAAGGAGCGACGGTCAATTCTAGGAACAACTCTAATTCTTGTACCAGATCTAACCTGACGACGTGTAGTAACAGTAGTAGATCCTTGAAGAATACGTCTAGGAACACCACGGGAGAATGATGTCTCTCTCCATGTTCTTGTATTACTTCTACGTGTTCCAGTCCATGCCGTTCTCCAAGAACGCCACTGAACAGGAGCAAAACCTCTATTGTTTGTACCAAGTCTTTCACGAGTGGCACGGAAGTTACCTTCAATAGTAGTCACACGAGCAGGAACACGACGGGTGTCGGTCCAGTCATCAGATGCAGGAAGGAGATCAATACGACCAATGAACGTAAACACGTTGAATGGGTTCACATTCTCCAAACGAGATGCATAAGGTTGAACAATGATAGCAATCTCTTCATATGGAAGAGTCAGGATGTTGGCACCCTTTCTATCACCCAGTGCAGGGTTCTCTCTCCAATACACCAAGTTGCTGGAAAGTGATTGAGTATACAGTAATGAAACGTTAGAAGTGTAGTGTGATGGACGGAGGATGCCCTCAGTGAAGTCGAGAGAACACTTATAATCTTGGTTCTCAGTGTCAGAAGTAGAGTGGTCGGTGAAGTCATCCACCAAGAAACCATTCTTCAATCTATCAAAACCATCAGAGTCATATGCTTTCGCATTTCTAGCATCTGCTTCTAGGAGTGACAAAGATGTGTAGTATTCCAGAGACTGCAATCTACGATCCATGTTACCGATGTCTTCCATCGTGTAACGACGTTGCTGGTGTAGGGTGATGACAATATCATCTTCTACATCATACACATAGGGTTCATATCTAATCTTCGCCAACAACATGGCATTGTCAAGGTCATCTGCTTCTGCTGGATCTTCGGAAGGAACACCCTTGGAAAGTTTCAGATCACCATCATGTGCCATGAACAGTTTGTCCTGACGTGGGAGATAGTATTCGTAATCCAAACGAATCTGATCTTCTACCTTAGGAATATTAAAGATGGTCGAACCACCAGCACCACCTGCTGATGTGAACACACGAGATGGGAAGTCCAGAGACTTACAGTTCACAAAGAAAGGTTGTTCAACAGTACCACTACCTGATGCTAGTTCACCAACAGCAGGACGGAAGTCAAGTGTGTCAGTAAGATACTGTGAGTTACGATCACCACGGGTTCTAGGAATCTCAGAGAATCCGATACCAGTGTATGACTGGTTAGTGAAGTAATCACCTGATGCTTCATGAATGAAGTAGTCAAATACAACTGCTAACTTACGCTTAGGTTCTGATGTACCTGCCTTTCTCACCATCTTCGACACACTATAATAGTATGACGTGGTGTTTGTATCTAAGTAGAAGTTACTGGTAATATTTTTAGATCCTCTTTCCAGCGAACCTTCGCTGTCATCAATAACACCAACTAAGGCATTCAGATCATTATCAAAACCATCAATAGTTTCGCCAGTCTGGAAGAACTCTGTACTTACAGGAACAACATATAGTCTGTTGTTGTTAGAGTTGAATGCTACAACTCTTGCTCTGGCGTTGGATGTTCTACCAACAACCACAGAACCATTGTCATAGAAGACGTTCTCGGTCAGAGTAACATAAGGAACTTTTGCATCATCGTCATCTTCTGACTCAAATACTGCATGGAGATCGTAGACATCATTCAGTGCGAATGAAATCTCTTCATCTTCAATACGTGTTCCATATAGGTTACCATATGCCAAACCGTAGTTTGTCACATCATTTTGGTTTCTAGTGCGAATGACCTTCATGGTCCTCATCTTCGCAGCAGTCTTAATCTTCTTAGATACAGTGTTGACAGATACAGCAGCAGTCAATGTAACATTAGAAATGTTATTGACAGTACCACCAGAACCATCATTCAGACCAGTGATCTGCAATGACTGTCTATTAGCACCAAACGATACTCCAATAGTAGGAGACTGTTTTTCATATTCTGCTTCAATGTCTAGGTTAGTACCAACTACCCATCCATATCCAGTGTTGTCATTAGCACCCTGAGTGATAGTGAGGTTGTAGTTTTCACCATCAAGAGTAGTAAACTGTTCGTTCTCAGGCAGTGTGAATGTCACATCACCAGAGGAAAGTGGTTTGTTTGCAAACGTTTTGATAACAGTGAATGATTCATCAGAGACTGACTTGATAGCACGCTTTGGCATATCGATAGCGAGTTCGCCATCTCTGTTGTCTTTCTCGAAGAAGTAAGGACGCAAACGAGTAAACTGAGTTGCAGGATATTCTGCATCAGTAATACTACCCTTAGTCAAACTAGTGTCAATTTTTACTTCCTGTGTACCAAAGTCAAACACTGGGGTCAAACCAGTATTTTTTCTGTTGTTAGTTGTAAATGCAACGGCAGTAGGATCGATACGCTTCACACGCAGTGAGGTTGTACCTTTTGAATCCGTGTTAGTTGGTGAAATAACATCACCAGCACGAAGGTCAGAAGAGAACTCAGTATCGAAACCTTGAATATCTTGTCCAGATGCCTGGTCAACAGTGATAGTCTTACCAAGCAATGACAGTGATTCTGTCAGAGCAAGTGATGCTGTGAAGATTGGAGTAGCATTACTGCTTGACTCATAACCAACAACCTGACGAACATCAGATCTATCATAAGAGTAAGATGCATTCAATACATCTAACACACGACCATCACGCTCGATAACTTCACCATTCTGGAAACGTCCAGATACCTGGTGAACAAGTGCATAGTCAGCAGCAGCAGAGTATACATAACCTCTGGCACCAGAAGAACGACCAACTAGCATCTCACCATCAATGATGGTTTGTGAAGATGCAAAGTTCAGAGTAGTAAACATCTGAATGTCAAAGACAAACAAGTTATACTTGTTGCCATCTTTTTCAAGTTGAAGGACTCTTGCCTTACCGATCAAGTTACCCTGAACATTATTAGAAGGACCAGTACCAGTCCAGTCATCTCTAAGGTCAATAGTTTGATAGCATTCTGTTACGTTCTCACCAGAGATACGTGGCCATCCCCAAACATCATATACTTCTACTCTTTGTGAGAGATCAACAGGAACAATCTGGTTATTGCGTCCTACAAATGTACGTGGTTTTGGAGTGTCAACATAGGTAGGTGCAAGAATCTGAGTTCTATAACCTTTTACATATGCTCTACCAGGACCAACTTCAAGAACAGCAAATTGCTCAGATGCTACTTGTCCATCAGGAGAAGTTTGACCAGGTGTAAACACACCGTTGTTGAAATTATCATTTAGGTGTTCTCTTGCACGGACATCGAACGTATCGACAACATAGTCGCCGTGCGTCTCATAGGTTCTACGAGCAATCGATTTTTCAATCTCGTTATACTCTGTACGATCAACGAAGTTCTCGACGGTTGAATTTCTGATTCGCAGAAGTTCGATGAAGTTCTTGTCTGTCTCATCGTTGATGGGTTTCTTGACAAGTTGAGTCTTGATTCTGAATCTGTGAGCACCAGGAGCAGAGTAATTGGACGCACCAATGGCGTTATCCGTAAGAGACGGATCGTCCTCTGGTGTAATAATTGACTCGCTAACCTCGAAGCCGACTCTGTATGATGGGTTGTTTGTGTACTGGTCAAGAATGATATATTCGGAGGGAATGTCAACGAAGTGTCCACGGATGAAATAAACACCTTCGCTAATATAAGCAGTAGAACCGACAAGGGCGGCCTCTACTGGAAGCATCTGAGCAAAGGGTGATCCAGTTTCGATCAGGGTGTTACCGAAAGTAATCTCCTGTTCAGCAACTAACTGTTCGTTGTTCTGGAATTTCTTTGTCGTTACATCAGATGTGGTATCACCTGATTCAATATACTTAATATAGAATGTAATGTATCCACGCTCACTTTGAGTGGCAGGAATGGAATACAATACCTTCGCTTTAATACCAGTGGTCAGACCTTCAATGATCTTACCTTGTAGTTGTGTTCTATATGTCTCAACGTCTACACCCAGGAACGCTTGCTGGATTAAGATACATTCCACGTTCAAGTCATAACCGACCTGACCAGGGATGACCATCGCACCTTCCTTGAATAGGTGCTGCCCCATTGCTTCGACCTGATTTTGCAGGATCGATTGCATTGTAGTAAGTTCTCTTGCCTGAATCGGGAACCCAGGGCGGAAGAGAACTCTGTAAAAGTTTTTATCCTTATCGAAGTCATCGAAATAAGGAGAAATGTTTAGGTTAGTATTCTGGGGCATTTCTTAGAACTCGATTACGATTTTGATGTCTTCGATTTGGTCGCCAGCACGAGAGATCGCGCCTCTGTTATCAATATATATGATCTCACCCGAGTTGGGTTGAATCTCAGATTTTGCATAACCATTAGTAAATGACATACCCAAGTCATACTCAGTGTTGTTAATAACACGAGTAGAGATACCAGACACAACAGGGAAGTTGATGTCAGGGTCTGCCGTTGTACCAGAGGTAGAACCCGTCACAGGGTTACCACCTTCAAACTCGGTGAGGTTACCAGTAATCTCAGGGAACACACCATCAATTCTGTTCTGATAATATTTCAGAACTTTGGTTGTGTTATTCCAAGAAATCACTCGACCACGAGCAGTCACTTGCTGACCACCAATAGTTCTAGACTGAGTGATGATCTCGTCAGTTTGGAACTGACCAGTGAATGTGGGAGAGAAGATTACTGCCTTTGTTGCAGACAAAGTAATCGCTGATGTAAGTTCGGTTGTTCCATACTGATATGGATTAATCACCAAACCAATACGACGGTAGTCGTTATCAGTAGGGAAGTCACCTGATCCTTCATCATAGGTGAACTTCGTGTTAATCATACATCTGTAACCACCCAGTTCCTTACCAGGATCTGAACCATGACCAGTGTCGGGAGGAATGATAACGTCAATAGCAGCACCAGTACCTGTACCAGCACCAATACCGTTGACTTCATCAATAACAACCTTACCGAAGGTGTATCCAGAACCACCAGAAGTCACTGTGGCAGAAACGATCTTACCACCGTCAACAACCAAAGAAACACGACCACCAACGCCATCGCCTTTGATGGGAACGTTCTCATAAGTACCGTTGTTATAACCAGTACCAGATGCCTGAATCACAACACTGTCGATTTCACCACCAACCGCATCACCAGTCACAGCAACATCGCTGAGAACAGGCATGTAGTCATTGGAGAAGAATTTCAGAACTTGACCCACAGGGATCGTATAAAGATACTTCCAACGGTAACCATCACTAGTGGTGATAATTGAAGTGGAGGTACCAGTAGGTTCAACAGTAGAAGGTTTACCGTTAGGATCACTAGGTGATGTACCGTTATAGATGCACTTATATACCTGATACTGCGAGTTAACAACGTAGAAATCTGCGTCGTATAGTTTCGTAGCACCAGAAGATGCTGTTTTCGTTGAAGAGTAATCATGACGATACATATCATAAACGTAACCCAAACCACCAGTGGTTTGTTCGGGTGGTGTCCAATCGATACGACGTACAACTTGAATCGTGTCGCTCGCAAGCACACGTTTCAATGAAATCATATCTGAAAATGTGTCCGAGAACTCTTGGAACGAATCCACAGGAGTCGGAGCAGCATTTTCATTATCCCACTCTTGGGGGCGACCGATAAACACATACAGTCGATCTCTCGACGTACCTGCAACCAGGTCGCTCTGCGTAGGATCAGCACCCTCCAAAGATTTAATAAATCTTTTCGCAGTGAAAATTCTAAATTGATCTGTTAGAAGTGCCATCTTTAAGCAGTTACCTTCCTTTTATTTAGGGGACTTATTCTGGTTCAGTTCTGACCAGATTGTTGTATTCTTGTGAAACAAATACGCCATTAGCACCAGTGGTGCCACCAGCAATGGTATCTGACGTTGTGAACTTATAAGTATTGCCATTATTGACAATATTAGTCACTGTCAAATACTTATAACCAAATGCATCAGCAGTGCTGACATATGATTCAACAGTTGCTGTGATACCAGTAACACTAGCAGTGACGATCTCACCGACTAAGAAATTGGTATTGATGGTATCTTTCAGTTTTAATATACTTCTAGATGTATGATCCACACCATCACCCAAAGCACCAGCAGTCGAAACTGTTGATGTCAAAGGTACAAGACTTGAATCATAAATTTGATCACCCTGTTGGAACAGAGTTGTGTTCTGTCCACCAACAGTTTCTTCAATACCATACAGTGAGGATGAAATACCACCATCTAGACTGATAGCATCTTCATAGTCTGTATCTGTATTTACCAGATCAATGATACCGTCACCAGCACCATCAACTTCATCATCGTCTTCAAATCTAAATCCTTCCAGAGTGCTGATAGGATCTGTAAATGTAACAATAGTACCTTCCTCATCGTCTAAAAGAACGTGAGGTTCTTGACCAGTTCCTGATGATGCTGCTGATCCAGCAATAAACTGAATCACAGCAGTGTTCTCACTAGATCTACCACCATCGATAAACGCAAGTTCATCGACTTGGAATGTCAAGAACAACTCCCTAGTGGTAGGAAGCCAGTCATAAACAATAGCAACCTTGTTACTCTTATCTTCTTCTACTCTTCGGACTCTATCAGAAACTGTGAAGTTATATCCAGAGATTCCTGTGTTTGGATCTGTTGCTAGATTATCCAGAATCACACGCTGGTCATAGCGGAAGTTAATACCTCTATCACAACCAGTGAAAGAGATAGGTGTCTTACCTGTATATCTAATGATCTCTCTACCGATCTGGAACTTACCAGAACCAGGGAAAGCGTTAGTAGTCTCTACATATATTGTACTGTCAGCAGGATCAGAATCTCTAATCAATGCTGTCATGTTATAGAAGTCCGACACCAGGGACGTTCTATTACGTTGCTTTCTGATTAAATTGGTGTCCCGAGTAAAGATGACCTGAGGTGCTGAGGTATAACCACCGCCAGGATTCAGTAGATTGATGGCAGAGATTCTACCAAGATTGATTTCTGCTTCTGCTGTTGCACCAGATCCACCACCACCAATCAATTGAAGGATAGGGGGTGTTTCAAAGAACTCACCTTCTGTGGTTACATTGACGTTTTCTACAACACCAAATTGATTAACTTCGGCAACTCCACTAGCGCCAGATCCACCACCACCAGAAATAACAACAGTAATATCTTGTGCTGTGTAGTTCCTACCATTGTTCTCAACAGACAAACCAGTCACACCACCAGTCACAGGAACTAGTTCTGCACCAGATCCACCACCACCTCTGAGATATGCTTCTGCCGAATAGTACCCATCACCAGGTTGATTGACTTGTAAGAAACTTACCGATCCATCGGGGTTTAAATATATGTTTGCATCTGCATCAACGATGCCGTCATCTGTGCTAACAATATCCAAACGTAAAGGATCATATCCTTCACCTGGATCTAACACATCAACTGACAGTAACTCGCCGTTATCACCAATATTTGCTTTAAGAACAGCATCCCTAATAGGAGTACCACAGTTCCCAACTACTAACCTAGGTGGGTCAGCAGGATCATACCCACTACCCACATTGGTTACAATTACGTCTTTTACACCATATACACTGTTAAAGACGGGTTCAATTGTTGCGCCACTTCCTGGAACTGTTCTTGTCATTAGACGACTACGATGTTACCAACCATGTTGCTGTGAATATTGCACTGGTACACATAAGTTGTGCCAGCAGCAAGACTCATTGGAACTGTCCAATATTGGATACTATTAATAGATCCAGATGTTCCACCGATCTGAGAACCACCGTTAGATACTCTAATCTCTAACGGATGACTAGCACCAGTTGTGTTGTCAAATCTGTAAGTAAATCCACGATACACATAGATAGTGGCATCAGTGGCACCATCTATACCAGGTCCATTGACGGTATAGTTATTACTGTCAGAAGCACTAAATGCAAAGTTAAGAGTAGGAGATGCTACTGCTTCATAATTAGATGTGCCATAGATCAATGATTGACCTTCGTTTGCACTAGGCAGTGCTACTGTGTTGGTGATCGTTACTGTTGAACCAGATACAGCAGTAGAGATTCCAGTACCACCAGCGATGGTAATAGACGAATCAGCAGCATCGGCGGTATATGTACCAGTATCACCTGCAACCCCTTTCAGAGCGTCCTGGACGACGTTAGGAGAGTCGTTAGTAAATGTAATTGCACCAGCATTCAAATTAGTGGTAATTCCACTACCACCTGTAAATGTCAGTGAGTCAGTAACTACCGTGGCACTAACAGTTCCATTATCAGCACCGAATGTTGTAAACACATTCTGGTTTAGGTCACCCAAGGTGCCTGTCATATCAATGGTCAGTGTATCACCAACCATAGTTGTGGAGATATTAGTACCACCTGCAATAACGAGGGTATCGTTAGGAGCAGAAGCAGTTGAAGTTCCAGTATCAGCATCAACAGTTTCAAACAAGTTCTGAGTTGATCCGCCAGAACCACCAGTACCCTGTTCATCGTTAGCAGGTTCCCAAGCACTGTTAGAATCATTCCATTTCAGGACTTGTCCATCAGAGGGACCACCATTAACAGTAGTATCAACGTCGGCAAGGACAGTAATACTTTGAGTCTCGTCTACCAGGGGGACCCAAGCAGCAGAGTGAGCAAAGTATGCCTTGCCAGTACCATGAACGTGAGCAAGCATACCGTGATGGTTAGTCGCATCAGGAAGGTCGCCCAGAGTAGCGTAAGGAGCGTACCATTTGAGGTATCCATCATCACCGTCGATATAAGTATAAGCGGATCCCGATCCGCCACCCCAGAACTGGATGTCGCCTGTTCCAGTGTGTTTTAGAATAATATTATCAGTACCATCGGTTACAATATCGAAACCGTTGGTATCTAGATTACCAGTTAACGTGTCAAAGTTGCCAGCACGGAATGCACCACTCGGTGTTGAACTCCATTTAAGCACTTGGCCATCAGTAGCAGTAGCGATATCTAGTTGGATATCCGTAGTGTTACCAAGTTTGTCATAAAGTTCTTCAAAGTTGGCATTATATTTAATGGCACCATCTCTTAGGGTATCACCTGTACCATCATTTGCCGAAGATCCAATACCGACTAACTGTTTTGCCATGATCGTTCTTTTTTTACAATTCTATTTATGTTGCGTCGAAGGAGATGCTTGTAGTGTCAAACTTAGTATCCGTAGAAGAGAAGTCTGAATCACCTTGACCATCACCGAAACCAGTCACAGTCAGAGTTGCAACGTCTGACGTTAGAGGTGAGTTTTGTGCAGGGGTCACACCTAGACCCAAAGGACCACGTACTTCACATCTGAATTTATATCCAGACATGTAGTTCAATGCTGTAAATGTATATGCTGCATCAGTTGCACCAGTCAACACAGCAAACGAGAATCCACCATCAGTAGATCTAAACCACTGATATGCCTTAGGTCCATCTTCTGGACTGATGGCAGCAGTGATCGAGAATGTGACAGTCTGATTGACATTATAAGTTGCATTTGCAGGTTGCAAAGCAATTTGAATGACAGAAGGAGGTGCCTCAGTATCACCACCAGAAGGAGGTGCAGGGGGTGTTGCAGCGCCATTGTTTGGTGGTTGATCTAGAACTTCACGAGAAGTTAGACCCATAATATATGGGAATACTGGTTGTAGATTATTCTCACTATCTACCTCAGTAGATAAGAAATATGCATATGTGCCACTCTGGAATTCAGGAGTGATACAAAATCTACCATTATGTCTATCTAAATTACCCAGACCTTCTGCATATTCCCAATCTTCCATCAAGGATCCAGCAGGGGGGTTCTGCTGTGAGTCTCCATATATTGGTCTGTTTTCTACCTCTTCGGATCTGACACGATACGAACTAGTAGCAGTTGTGATGTTGGAATTAACATTCCATCTATTACTATAAAGGTATGGACCGTAGATAGGAAATCCATCAAATGCATATCCTAAGATTTTAGAATGCCCATCTGGATGTCTTAGATTGTCACCATTATACTGAGAAGAACCATAGTAATCATTGTAAGATGCCATAGAAGCACCATTCTTCCAACACTCCAAAAACTCAGTATCATGATAGTGATACTGTCCTGTGACTTCGGGATGTCCACCACATTCATCCTCACCAAATGTTACTGGTGAACTGGGGAAGTGTGCATTCCAACTGAAATTAACTGGTGGGTTTCCACTAGCACCAGCAGAAGGATTGAAGAAAACTACTCCATTAGCAGCAATACCAATAGCACCTAAGGGTGTATTCACTCTGCCATTTCTTTGATCATAATAACTATATGTACCTGTACGACCAGTCGCTGTATACTCCATGACCAGTTGTAAATTCTGATCAGTCTCTCTCCAAAATTCACCAGGGATTGCAGTTTGTTCTGTCCCTCTATATGTAAATACTAACTTCTCTTCCTCTGCTGTGCCTTCATCAAACAGAAAAAGAACTCTGTCACCAACTTGAATCTGATTACCCAATAAAGAGTTATCAGCAACTGACAATGCAACACTAATAAAAAACCCTTCATGTACATAGACATTGGAATCCAATTGCCTAGTTACACCAAAGGTACCACCTCTATAATAGAAGTCATGATCAAATGCTTGCTCAGTGACGCTATTCGGATTGTTTACATTAGGAAACGTACCGTATGCTACGGGAGATGGTAGTCCATCCGCATCTACGGTAAGTGTCCTAGTGCCAGCGTTAAATTCAGCGGTTGCCGTCATTGTGCTTTTTATCTATTTATTGAAAAATCTGAGTCGGGTTGAAGTTGTTAATAACAGTGGCACCAGTCTGTACTGTGAGGATCACAGAGTTGGAGTAGATTGGTGTAGCACCAGCAGCAGTAACTGCAACACGGAACTCATCACCATCATCTGCTTGTTCGGCAGTCAATGATGTGTATGTGGCACTGGTAGAACCAGTGATGTTCGCCCAGTTAGTTTCGCCATACTGCTTACGCTGCCACTGATAGTTCAGAGCAGTAGATCCAATCTGATTATCAGAACTGTTGATGAACTGAGCGACAATCGTGAAGGATGCAGTCTGACCTTGGTTCACCGTCACGTTCACAGGTTGCGATGCGACGTTGATATAACCAGGGGTGATAACGATTGGGTTGCCCTGAGCGTCAGTGCCCTCACCAGCGTAGGTGTCAAAACCTTGGTTAACAGCAGGTCCACTAGGAACAACAAAATCATCATCGACGGTAGTCTGAACATCAACAATTGGTTGTTGATAACCAATACCAGCAGTCTTGACATCGATTCTCAATAGACCCATTAGGGCACGAACACGACCGTCAAAACCAGTGGAGGAAACCACATCCACGTTCGGGCGCGAGGAGTAACCATCACCAGGTGAGGTGATAATTGCCTTAGTGATTTCACCAGACTTGATTGATGCAAGAGCGGTAGCACCACGACCCTTAACTGTGCCTGTGTACTCGAAGGTGATCAGTGAGTTGGAAGACTCAATCAGAGCAACTTCACGTTCGTCTGCTTCACCTTCAATTTGTAGAACATCGCCTGCTTCGATCGGTGGCACGACAGTTGCTGCGATAACGTCAGCGTCGGAACCAATGTAAGAGAAGGCAACGAATGTTGATCCTGCACGAGGAATCTCAGCGAAGATGATTCTAGAACCAACCAGTTCATAACCAATACCTGCTTCCTGAATAACACCATTGAGCGAGACGATGATGTTGTTTTCTGGAAGAATCGTGTTAGACGAAACGCCCTCAGTCAGCGTCAGTGAGTAGAAACCACCCTGATATTTCAGGTTGAAGGACGAGCGCAAGGAGTCAAACTCAAACGAGATATCATCCAGTTGTCTCAGTTTACCCACGTAGTAACCAATGAATTCAGATCCAATGGTAGGTGGTTCAGTGAACGTGATCTGGTCAGAGAATGCAGTGTATGCGAAGTTAGCACCAGGAGGTTGCATAACACCATTAACAAAGACGAGTAGGTGACCAGCGGGATCTGGGAAGTATGCTTCACCATTGCTAACCGTCAGTTTGAAGGTATCAGCAGTGCCATCGAATCCACGGAAGAACCTATCGCAGCGACCCAAGAGATTCTTCGCTTGGGTAACACCAGCAGCCCATCCATAGTCAGATCTGATTGACAAGTTTGATGGGAAATCGCCATTGACATCCTCCAACCATAGGCGACCTGTATCGCCACTAATTGACTTGCCAGAAACCTTACCGTAGGACGTGTAGTTTGTCTCAGTAACCGTAGTAATATCACAGGAGATGATTGGGAAGTTATTGAGGTTTTCAAATCTACCCAAACCACCTGTCAAAAGTTCCTGAGGATCTGTGGTTGTAGTGCCATCAGCAGCAGCGCCATATGGTGTCAAGTTTGCGATCCAGATCTTATGCTGAACGCCTTCCTCATACACATAATCTGTAACGAGAGCAGTCCAACCAGGAATCTTAGGTACACCACCTGAAAGGAGATAAACAATATCACCTCTCTTGAAGTCGCCCTCGAAACCTTGATCTCTCAGGACGCTGTTGACATCACACTCGATCGTCTTAACCGCGTGTACGAACTGATTAAGTTCAATGTCTCTGAATCCTTCTTTGCTGATCTTACCAATATCAAGGATCTTGTCAGTGATAGAACCGTAAATGATGTCTCCATCAGTGAAGTCCTCTTGCAGAGTTTCGATGTCAATCGTGATACGACCACCGCTGTTGCCAGTCAAGATACCAGCAGAGTTCTCGAAGGAAACAATGGTTGCCTCAGCGCCGTTATCCTTGTTAAAGATAATCTCACCGTTAGCAAACCCACCACGATCAGTATTGATCAACATGCGAGTTGTGCCGTCACTGCTGAGTTCTGCTGTGATTCCACTGTCCACACCTTCGAGCACCTGAGTGCTGCTAAGCGTACCCGTGATATTTTCGATGTACACCCAACCTTCATCCTCATTATCGCCCGTGAGGATTGAGGTCTGCATGACGATACCTTTGTTAGCACCAGCACCTTGAACTTGTACTTCCTCACCAACTGTGAACCTGCCAGTGGCAAGTCTGATGGTGTATCTGTAATACAGTTTGATGATGTCAGCAGAGTTATTCTTGTTCCGAACAATCTCAGAACTTGCAGTAGATGTAGTGCCCACAACCACGTCTGCGAGGTTAAAACCACCACTGACAGGGTTGTCAATATCTCTTGTGCCGTATGTAGTTGATTGACGTACAAGACCAGATCTTACAGGACTTTGCAGTTGCTGCTGTCCAGAAGTTCTTGTGTCAACTGAGAAGCGAGAGAATCTTGCATCATGTCTAATTTCCCTCGTGATCTCAAATTGCGTTGGTGTTGCATTGAGAACATAGAAGTAATCTTGATTAGCGAAAGCAGATTCAACATCAGCAGATGCAATTGCATATTGCAGAATATCACCGCGTGAATAGAAGTTAGGACGTTGAATAATAATTCTGTTCTCTCTTCTTTCATAACCAACTTCAACAGTAGGTGTGTTGATGATCAGATCAGGATCAGTGTTCCAATCATTACCTTCGTCATATAGATTCTGTGCATTAGTAGCATGAATATTGTTGGTCCACTGAACACTGTTCTGTGCAGGAGGTGTACCTCTGCTGATAGCAAAGTATGCAGCATTGAGAGAACTATCAATCTTAAACTGAGTAGATTCTTGCTCATATTCAAATCTATGCTCGATAGCGCCAGTGTTGATATGAGTCTCATCTAAGTAGATGTCATATCCATACCACTCACCACCAACCAAGATGTCATTGTAGTCATCCAAAATACGCTTGGCATACTCACTGATGCGAGTTACATACCAGAGAAGATGCTGCTTGGTGACATCAGGGAATGCGATGAAGTTGCCCTCACCATCAAACCAAGTATTCACGATTCTCAGGATACCGATGTTACCACCAGTGTTCAAGTCATACAACAGACCGTCAATCAATGCATCACCAAACGACTGTTCGGCAACAGTTGCTGGATATGCTGTTTGAACTTCGGAGAATGCTTTCAGGGAAACCGCGTGCTTGTTCCACAAGATGCGACGTGCAACTGCCTTATCAGACTTACTACCACCACCAAGTGTCTCTTCCATCAACTCAAAGAGAGTGTCAGATGCTGAGGTGGCGTCGTAGCATGTGTAATACTGATAATCTGTGTTGGCATTGTATCCTGTATCACGAGTAACACCATTGAGGTGACTTGCATTACCAGCATTTGCTGTGCTGATTGTATCGATAACAATGTCGAACAAAGTCTCAATATTTGTTGCCTGAGTAGCACAAACTTGATTCCAATCTGAACCATCTTCATACGTAACCGACACGTCACGTTGAACATATTCGGGTGAATACTTGACAGGCCAGATGAATGGCAGAGTCTTAGTGATTGTACCGTCTCCGATACTTGCAGGCGTAGTGATTGTGTCAGTAACAATCGACATCATAGTGTTGATTGCCGAAGCAACGTCAGCACACTTAGGTGAGTCAGTATCGACTGTGATCGCATAACCACCCTCGCTGTAAGGGAAGTAATCTAGATCTGTGTATGTCTTCTGAGTGAATCCATGAGCAGCAGTGATCGTGATGGTCTCATCTCTCATTGCCTGAATTGCAAGATCTCTTGCTTTGTTCAGAATCCAGATAGACTCAGTAGAAACACCTACGATATGTTGTAGGTTACTACCAGAGACATACAGTTCAGCAGACTTGAAGACCTTATTGTTACCACCATACTTCAAGTTCCATACCATGGCAGACAGAACGTCAGTCACGTCATGAACACAGTCAATGTAACCGTTAGTCACCACAGCGTCTTGCTGAGCAGAAACGAATGTGTGTGCATATTGGTACTCAGCAGCAGCAGCGCCAACGTTCACGGTGAATGTGTCCGTTGTAACAGCACTAATGGCTAATGATGTGTTATACGCGGGGTCGCTTTGTCTTGGGTATGCATGTTCAGTAGCGTTAGCATTACTGGTGCATGTGAAGACGATGCTACCAGGTTTGATGGTTACTCTATCAGAAGTAGAAAGTCCATGACCAACAACTGTCAGTGTCATATCACCATTTGCCTGGTTATATGTTGCAGAAGTAGGAGTTTTCTTGACACCACCACTGCCACCAGCGCCGTTGATAGTTAGTGAAGGATATTGGGCAAGACCCTGTGCAACTGCTTCCTCAGCAATCAAGCGGATGTTTCTATCAATGACATTTCCAGCATCAACGAAACGGTCATCAGCACCATTTCTTTCATAAGTGCTGACATCAACAGAATCGAGAGAAGATCCACCACTGATTGGTTCACCAGTTACAGGATCCACACCACCATCTTCTTGGTAGATGTACAGGTTGTCGCGCCCGAAACCATTACGCATCGTTAGGATGCAGATCTCAGCAGCAATCTTATATACATCGATCGAAGCGTCAACTTCACCTTCGATGTGCTTCAAACTGTCATCTTCTTCATTCAGGTAGAGTGCAGCAGCGTCCCAGGTCTTGGAGTTGCCACCGAATCTCATGTCATGGATCACAGCATCAAGAACGTCAATCACATCATCAATACAATTTTGAGCACCACCAGGAACGGCAAGATCCAAATACTTGGACATATCGTTCATCGTGTAAACCGCTTCTCTTGCGATTACATGCTTGTTTGCTTCAATTAGATCAGCAACATCAAGATTCTTGTTGGTATCAGAACTACTAGCGTCATATCCCTTGCTATCGATGATTAGAGTATTATCTCTGTATGCAGCAAGATCGGTCCATTGTGCAATATAGTAATCATCTTGATATTCAAAATCAACGCTGAACTCAGCAGCAGTCGTACCCTTGCTTAGAAGAGTATTGTTAACTGCATGATGTACCAACTTTTTAATGAAGGTAAAGGCATCCAACATTGGACCAAGTTCATTCTCAATGTGAATGATCTGATCGTTGACATTGATGTACTGATCAATCACATACTGGGTAGCAGAGTTACCACCAGTAATCAAGTCAGTAACAACAGCAGGCAAAATGTGTTGCTTGATATCGCGCTCACAGTAGGAGTCGCCATAACCAGGCATTGTCAGGAAATCGTAAGTAGTGCCATTGATTTCCTTGATATAGTTTGCCTGCAAGTAACCAACAGTTTCTTCTGCAATGTAACTACGGTTCTTCCAGATCATATCGCCTGCATCACGGAATCTATCACCAGTAGGTCCGATGATATCTGCAATGGTATTAGAAAGAGCAGTGATCTCGTCAGTTACGGCGGTAGATGCAGGTGATGTAAAGTTGTTAGGAATCCGAAGAAGTTCAGTATACTTAGTACCGTTATAGGTTTCAAGATCACCACTAGTAGTAGTAATTACATAATTAACAACATTAGCAAGTTCTGTCCAAGTGTAGATAGATTGTAGGAGTTCATTACCCACATAATTTAGACCACCCTCCTTAGTCAGATAACCTCTACCAGCGATGACGCTGTTATAGTTACCACCATACTTAATGTCTTCTACGATTGCTTTCAAGATGTATTCTTTGGTGTCACGCAAGCACTTGTTAGTACCTTGCTGTGTTCCAACTCCATCAAGAGTATCGCCAGGGATGAGGAAGTCGGAATACTTCTCCTTCATCAAACCGATAGCAACCTGTGCGATCCAGTCGTAGTTAAGTTCGATAAGATCTGCACACTTACGATGCTCATCGCGTGCGAGGTTAATATCTTCAATGATGAACTGCTTATTATCAAAGTCAATACTCTTAGCAGTTGCAGAAGAGTTAGTTTGACCAGTATACACGCCATATCTTTCCTGATCACTCATGATCAGAGGCAGTTCCATACTCATACCGAACGAGATGTCAGTAGTAGCAGTAGGATAGGTAGAACCAGGTGTGAAGGTTGCAGTATAGTCTGAGGTACCTTTCTTAATAATGATGTTATCAATCCAACCGACAAATCCATTAGCATTTGTTAAGTCAGCACCGATCTTGAACGCACGTTCCAGATAGTTAGTGTTATCAGTGAAGTCACCACCAACTTGTGTACCATTCACCCAAAGTTTGGTGATGTTTGTTGTTCTGCTGACAGCAATATGATGCCAAGCGTTAGTGCCTAAGTTATGAGCACCTGAAATTTGATCACTACCATTCAGGTACCAATTGATGTTAGATCCATTCAAATACAGAACAGGAGATCCAACCTCAGAAGCACCGCTGGTGCGAGTATCCCAGAGATACTGCAAACCAGACAGAGTTGTAGGTCTGATCCACATTTCAATTGTGAAATCAGCAGTTTGGAACTTCTGAACTTCGCTCAGTTCATGTGACAAATAACCACCAGCATCAAGTCTCAAAGACTTAGAACCAGACTTCTTAATCAACCCAGTCAAGACTGCATTGCTGCTAGTCAATTTGGTGTTAGAAAGAATCTCTCTATCTTGGAAAGTGCCAGTAACTGAATTGGTATACAACCACTTCAAACCAGAGTTTGCACCCTTCGCTAAGAATGTTGCACCAGATGTTGCACCTTTGATTACATCACCAGGGATGTAGAATCCATTTCCACCAGGATCTTTGTAGGATAGTTTGTAAACACGTAGGTTTTCGTTGATCTGATAAGAACCATCACTGACAACTGCCAGACTGTTGATGTTAGTGAGACTACCAGCGCCGATAGCAGTTGCTGCCAGTTCGACCAGAGTATGGATACCTGCCTGAACGTCAGCACAATGTTGGATACTTTCGTTTCTACCAGAGTAGTAGTTAGGATCGTAGTATGCAGCAGCACCACCGCCACCTTGGAATACAGCGTTATCGATAGCACTGATGAAGGTGTGAGCGTACTGTTGTCCAGCAGGTGATGCACCAACGTTAACTTCAATGGTTGTAGCAGTTACAGCATCGATAGTCAGGGGTGTATTGAATGCAGGATCGCCAGTACGTGGGTAATCGTGGAAGGTTGCATTACTATCAGAACTACATGTGAAACGTAAAGAGTAAGGTCTGATCGTAATGCTGTCGCTGGTTGTCAGTGAGTGTGAACCGATCGTCAACGTCATGATGCCACTGCCAGACACATATGCAGCATTAGTTACATCAAACTCAGTCAGTTCACTTCCCGAAGAACCAAGATATGGACCAGCATATGTGGTCGGATCTTTCAGCATATAACCAGTCTCAGCAGTTCTGGTGTTGACCTGAACATAGAGAAGGTTGTTGATTGCCTTACGGCACATCTCGCCTGCTTTTCTGAATGCAGTAAGAGATTCGGTAACTTCACCAACCAGACCATTGCTGATAGGTGTTCCAGCGTTATCGAAGTATTTCTTAGTAAATTCGACAATCTGATAGTTACCATCACCTGCAATATCAGCAGCGAGAGCATCGACCATCAGACCGATGTCACGACGACACTTAGTCTCGTTTGCACTGTATGTATTGGGTTCTGACAGATCGATCAGATCAGATAGTGAACCTGCAAGCAGAACTTCGGATACGTTAGTAAAGAGAGTTGTGAGTGCTGACTGTACATCAGAACAATTTGTAGCACCATAGTTTATAGCATTGGAACCAGCAGTACCATAATTATTACCAGGTGATGGATCAGCAGTGATGCCAGTGCCACTAGATCCACCACTAGATCTCTCGTCATACTTGACATAAGTTACACCATCAACAACCTCACTACCTGTGAGCATGTTAGTGAGAGCATTCTTCATATAGTTGAGTGCTTGCTCAAACGCATATTCAGTTGCTTGCTCTTCACCGTCAATATACAGGAAGGTCAGACCATCTGTACTGAAATAGGATTGGAGAAGTTTACGTGTATAAACAGTACCACCTTGGAACATGTCCATGGATAGTGCGTCAATATACTTACCAATATCTCTCTTACACTTGGTAGAAGAAGGTACGGTCAGAAGAGGATACTCAACAACCATGTCTGCATAAGACTTAGCGATGATGTATTCTTTGTTCTTAGCAATCAGACGATAAGAATCTGCAAATCTGCTGAACTGATCTGTCTGGTTGTCACCAGGATAGTAGAACGCAGGGTGCTCAACAGAAATCTCAGCATTAGCAAAGTCAATGATCTCCTGTCTGTTGAACTCGATCATACGACCAGCATCTTTCCATCTGTTGAGGGAATCTGTTACTGGGTTGCCATATGTTACTTGGATAGAACGAAGTTTATCGCCAACTGCTAATGTGCCGCCAGTGAGATCTTCATATTCGATTTCAGTAGAACGAACTTCTTCAAAGTCAAGGAAGTCAGCGTTAATACGATCAGTGCTGTCAAGAATTTCAACAGGTGTGATAGTAGTCTTAGAAACATCATCAAGGATTTGGTTCTGGTTGGTTAGAGAGATCAAACGCTCGAAGATCATGCCGAAGAATGTTGAACCTCTGTTAATGATCAGAGTATCAACCACATCACCAATTCTTGCTTCTCCAAGAAGAGTCTCAGTCAAAGAATCTAAAATTTCATTACCATTGACATCATTTTCATACTTTTGTACAGTTTCGGAAACTGCTAACTGATCACCGTCAGTAGGATCAAGAGTATTAGGATCTAAGTTAAAGTCCTGCTCAGTCTTTCTGAGGTAATACAGGATAGGTGGTGATGCCTCATAGTCAATTCTAACAACTTCTCCTCTTGCGCCAGAAGTCAAACCAAGGAATTGATCACCTTCTTGGAATGATGCCCATTCGCCAGTAACGGTAGAAGGACGTTCGACATTGATGCTCGTGATAGGATCTCTATAAGGTGAGATCTGTGTGATACGACCAGCAATGTTAGATGCAGCAGAATAGAAGATATCATTGAGAAGGAGGTTATATGCACCAGTCTCATACTCAGCAGTTCCTGAGGTCTTAGACAATACCAACTTATCGGAGACGTTACCATCAAGGTCAAGGTTGGTCTCTTCAACAATAGCAGTGTCGTTGGTAAGACTTGTGAGAGATTCGCCAAATTCAAAGATAGTCTTATAGTTAACACTATCAACATTCAAGATGTTAGCGCCATAACCAGCGGCAAAGAATTGTATATCCTCACCACGATCGAAGTATCCATTAGACATGTCTGTCACTTGGATGCTCTGATCAGTTAGGTCAATAGAGGTTACAGTTGCTCTTGCACCAGTTGTTTGGCCTGTTACAATATCTCCGATTAAAATTGTTCCGAATGTGCCACCAATACTCTGCAAGAACAGTTTGGTGAATGACTTATCGATGGTTCCGATAAGAGCACTAAACCCAGTTCTACCAACGTCAACTCTTTCATTCAGATCGAATGTTCCAGTTCCGCCAGTGATGTCTACAACGTCGATACTAGTCGCACCAGTTGCAACAACTCTTGCTGTTGACTGAGTTGTGAATCCATTAACGGTGTCGCCAATTGATGGGAAGATACCAGCAATAGTATTCAGATTCAATCTGGTAATAGGCATAATATCAAAAGAGATATTCCTATAAACCACTTTGGAGTCAGGTCTAGGTGCTTCTGAGAACACAATAGATCCACCCACCACATTATATGCATTGCCTGGTGATTGGATAACACCATTCAAAGTAACAAGAAGTTGATTCTCGTTAACAATTACTTGATTACCTTCAACTGTAATTGGGAATGCCTTAGTGACACCATCGAACTGAGAAGAAATGTTATCAATCTTCTTAACAATAGATGTAAGAATTTCCTCAGAGTTAGTCAGTCTCTTCTTACGGAAGAGAACTTCGGAGTTATTGAAGGTTGAATAGATTGGTTGAGCAGCGCCGAATGAAGTAATCTCATTGACATTAGTATACTCATTGATGTTAACTTGCTTAGTGAAGTCAGCAGCAACCTTACGACCAGAGATATCCTTACCACCAGTCAGTTCTAACTGACCGAACATGCTGAAACCAACTGGGTGGTTGTTTTCCAGAATCTGATTCTTCCACTTGTTGATAGGAATCTGAGACTTAATAACGTAAGAGAAGTTCTGATAGAAGAACGAGTCTTGAATCTTCTGAACAATTTCAGAAGGTTTGCCAACGTCATCAGTGAATCTACCAGCAGTCTTAGTGATAGCATCAATGTTCAGAACACCCTTAGCAATATTCAGGTTGTCGATGACACCAGAAGCGCGAGAAATGATACCTTGAACTTTACCACCAACAACGAAGTCTCCGTCAGGATTGGTAACTTTAAGGATCTTCGGTTGAATCTGCCAACCATCATTTTCAGAAACGACACCAAATGCAGTTGCAGTCTCGAAGGTTTCACCTTGGAACACTTGCTCACCTTCCAAGAATCTGGAAGTTTCAACCACTGCTTCTGCTTGTCCACCGAACACCTCGGTAAGAAGAACCTGACGACCATCACCTTGGGTCAAGAATGTGATGAAGTTACCAGACTCAGCATCAACTGGGGTCAGACCGAATCTAAGTTGATCGGATTCAAGACCGTTTGCATCACCAGCAATAGCATAGTAAGTCTGAGTAGCAGACAAACTGGTCAAACCAACGCTACTGGGTTTCGGCAGGATGCCTTCTTGTGAACCGATGTTATCAGCACGGAACTGAACCTCAGCACCAGTGGTAATACCATGTGGGAAGTTGAACTGCAAATAGTTGAGGTCAAGGTTCACAACGTATGTGAACTCTGATTTCAATGTAACTACTGGTTGTGAAGAGTAACCAGAACCAGGGTTCTTGATCAGAATTTCAGAAAGTCTGTTGTTCTTGACAACTGCTTCTGCTTCTGCATTGACACCACCACCACCAGAGATAAGAACAGCAGGTGCAGAGGTATAACCAGCACCAGGATTAGTGATCTTAATCTGTGAAAGAATTGAAGTATTGAACAGTTGCAGGTTGATTGGGAATGCAATCTCAGGACGTAGGGTGTAGTCATGGGAGTAACCATAACCAAACTCATTGTTTTTCAGAGTCTTGATCTTACCAATCTGAGTACCTGTTAAGAATACAGCAGCACCCGTACCCTCGGCAGGGATGACAACCTCGATTGCACCACCAGAACCTGCAAGTTGTGCTCCAAGGATTCCAGGAATGCCGTCAATGTCAACACTAGCGAAGGTATAACCTTTACCAGGATCGGTAAGTGCAACATCGCTGATAGCACCAGATCCAGTCTCAGGATCGTTCTCAACAGTGATATTACACAAAGCACCTTCACCATCACCATCAATACTGATCTGAGTGTATACACCAGGTGCATACTCAGTACCAGCAGCAGTGATACGCAGTTTCTCGATCTTACGATCAGAAGCAATATCAGAGATGATTGGGAGTTTCTTATAGAATCCACCAGGTGAAATTAGTCGAATCGAGTTGATAGGACCGATTGCTTTGGTAGAAGTCGTTGAATAGATGGTATTAGGAACATCTCTATCATTCAGACCGATTTCAGCATTAGTGAACTCAGGTTCGGTGAGAAGAGGGAATCTAAACTCAGTATCCGAGATAACTTCGCTAATCTGGAATCTACCATCAAATGGTGTCTTAATAACGTCAATGAAGGAGTTTTCTCCAACTGGTGATGTAGTAGTTGTTCTAGACGGGTCAAAGTAGTAAGTAATGTTAGTAACTTCCCCACCGATCGTAAACTTGACCACAGGGGTCTCAGTAGCGGAAGAAAGTCCAGGAGTACCTTCACGCTCGATTACGTTGAAAGAGTATTCCAGTTTGAACTGGTTATCTTGTGCAAACGACAGATAGTATCCAAAGTTGGATATATCACTCATATCAAAGATATAAGAGTGATTTCTGACCAGAAGCAAGGTTGGGTGCTTAGAAGCAATCTTAACTCTTGCAATAGCGTTTTGCTCGAAAGCAGGTTCGCCAGTAGCAGTTGCTCTCATTCTGTAAGTGAAATCTCTGGAAGAGAAGACCTCTTTTACGAAGAATGAACCGTTAAACTCAGCAGTTGTAAATCCTTCAACAAAGAGGATGTCATTAGTCTTAAAGTTGTGTGGAGAGAGTGCAGAACAATAGATAAGGTCTGTATTCGCTTCTGCTGTTCTAACAATGTCCTTATTCAGGTTTACAGTAACACGAATAGTCTTAACACTAGATAGACCACTTACTTCTGCAATTTTGTTATTAGTGTCTTCCTTAGGACCAGCATTCACGCTATTACCAAGGGAAACCACGTCTCCAACAATAAAGTCAGAACCACTGAAAGTATTCAGGATAGTTACTCTATAATCAAGAACATTAGTAGGACGGAACCTAGCATAGTTATAAAGTGGATCATATGTACTAGTGTATGTCCATGTAACGGAATTATCCGTCGCTGTTCCTGATGTATGGGTTGGTGCGGTTGTACCAGTGGTACCAGCAACTGTACAGGTATATTTGTTTCTACCGAAGTATACAGTATCATCAACTTGATATGATCTGGTTTCTGCCCAAGGGGTAGCATCAGTTGGCACAGGCCATGGATAGTCCAGAAGATTAACTTCAATGTTTGGAGCATCGCTAATAAATTGCCAAACCACAGCACCATCAGTTACTGCACCGATAGTATGAGTAGGTTCGGTTACACCAGAGGTTGCATTGTTAGTTGCATAGTAAATCTTGTTATCTGACCAAACTTGGTCATTTACAGCATATACCTTACCTGCTTCCCATGCAGTTTGTGGACGAGAGACTTCAAACGAAATTTCATCAATAGTATTAGTCTCACCAAGGTCATTTTGGAACAGATCAGTATTATTGAAGTTACCGTAGATTTTACCTACTTTATAGGTAGTACCAACGCCAGGATCGTCAATACTGCCGACTGGGATATCAACAATGGTACCAAATGCTTGGACAATACCCTGAGCATTGGTTTGTTGGATAATTGAACCTTTCTCAAACTTGATATCCTGGTTGAAGGTAAATTCCTTAACAGCATCGATCTTCTGATAACCAGCATCCCTAATATAGTATTTTGGAAGGACAATCGGATCTAGGATCAGTTTTCTACCCAAAGGAGTAGGAATAGTAGATGTCTTAGTCTCGTAAGTAAATCTATCGGTTACAAAGTTGAAAGTGCCAGGTGCTAGTGTAGATGTTACATCAGAGTAGTCAAGAATCTGTAAACCAGAAGAACCAACCGACCAGATTGTGATTACAGGGTTAGAAATCGTATTTACATTGATACCCGCAGTTCCAGCGTCAATGTCCTCAATACGCAGGTTCTCGCCGCTTCTGGTGGCGCTGGTGGGGGTATATGTGCCTCTCTTGCTATGCAGTCTATCGAACTTGATTAGTTCAATGCTACTATCAGCAGAAGTGATTCTATACCTCTCAGTAGGCAGTGTGAATGATGCAGTAGTGTATACTGCCTTAGGATCAACGATAAGATCATCGATATTACCAAGGAAGCAGTTAGCAGTAGCAGGAGATGCAACCTCAGCACCAACATACAAATCATTCAGTACGATGTTCTCAGTGGTTGTTGTAGTGGCAACAATGACACCATCGAAGTAACATGAGTAGACATATGAACCCAAGGAAGGTTCTTCCTTAACAAATGCAATATGATGCCAATTATTGTCAGACAATGCTGCCCAATAAGTAGAACCAACAGACCATATTGTGGTAGTGGCAGCACCAGCAGGAGTTAGTTGCAATGCGACCTTACCATAGTTAGCAAGACCCGAATTACCTTCAATCGTGAAACGAACGGTTCCACCAGTGTCAGCAACTGCTGTAATCATCTCAACAGTAGCATTACTGCTGTCATGGGCAGAATCCATCTGAACCCACATACCAACAGTCCAGTCAGTAGTGATATTCAAGTCTTCCCACTGAATACGGTTAAGAGCAGTGAAATCTAATGATCCAGAACCAAACTTATAGTCAGTAGTATCATGTGCAGCGTTAGCAGCATTCAAAACTGTGATTGTAGGAATACCTTGCTTAGTTGAGTCTTCAACCAAGTTAGCAGCATTCTCAAAGCGATGAACAATGGTTTGATCGGGATTTTGAGTATTGCAACTCAGAATGATGTCACCAGAGTTATCAACAGCATGAGTATGTGTTGTAAATCCAATATCGGTAGCAGTCTTCCAAACATCAGACTGATTTAGCAGTGTTCCATCATATTTGAAACTTGCAATGTTAGCAGTCAGGTTATTATCTTCATATTTGATCTCTGTGACCACGTTAATGTTGCCAAAGATGTCAAGAGTGATGCCAGCATGTTTAATAGACTCAAATGGCACTGTTGGTGCCATAATCTTGGAGAATTGCCATTCTGGACTTGCAACCACCAGTTTGATCTGTGACATTGCAATCTTGAAGAATGCAACACCATAATTCTTGGTGCCATTCCACATATTACATACAAAGAACAGATCATCGTACTCATCAAGCACAAACTGTGGATTTTGTACGTCACCACCAGAAATTGCAAGACGTTTGACATATGTGAATTCGATGTTTGCACCATCGTACTCCATTTCACCAAACAACAGATCATTGTTGTCTTTATCAATACCAGCAAAGACAAGTTTGTTGTCACCGATGAAATACAGTTGATACATCTGCTCACCTTCGGAATCCGAAGCAAACTTACGTTTCTCGATCAGATCACCGAAACTATTCAGTTGAATGATCCAAATATCATCAGGATCAGGTGAGTTGGTATCTGTCCAACCACAGATATACACACGTTGGTCTGCATCTAGATAGATGTCACCAGCATAGTCACGACGAGTAGAACCAGATACACCAGCGATTTCTTTCTGCCATCTAACAATGCCTTCTGGATTGTTAGCATTATCAAGACCAGATTCATACTTGGCAACTAAAATATCAGGATTACGGTTTGCAGTTCCCTGAGATTCAGTTTCACCAATCAGATAAATGAGATCATTCTCTTCACTAGTCTCATCCAGATACATCTTCTTCCAACGTGCCACCTTAATAGATGTACTAGGAAGTAAAGTTCTATCCCAAACAACATTACCTAGGTCGTTGAATTTAGCAACGAATGCTGCTGATTCGCCATTAGGTTTTGTAATTTGACCACAGATGTATAGGTTACGCTCTGCTGATACAATAGAGTCGGTGATCTCAAACTTACAGTCTGCACTTTCAGCAAATGAAGTGGACCAGTAATAAGTCTTCTTGAATCTCTGTGGGTGTGAAACTCTGATCTGAGGAGAATTCTCAGTATCATAATTAAAACCAGAGTTGATGATATTAACAGTATCAACCTTACCAGTAGTAAGATCTAGTACAATATCAAGTTCAACGTCTTGTCCAGACGGTGTAATGATTTCATAAGATGGTGGAATGGACTCATTATAACCAATACCAGTTTGTGATACCGAAATGGAGTCAATGCCTGTAACCACAGACATGTAGAATCTCTTATTGGTATTCTCAGTGATGACCCTAGAACTGACGATGATCTCGTCCTGTCCAATTAGTTCGTGGTCTGTTGATGTTGTGATTTTGCCGTAGGGGATGTCGTTGATGACTTCCTTACTATATGCTGCAATACTAGCACCCTGAACAGACTCGACTTGTGCAGAGGCACCAAAACCATCTGTTCCAGTATTGTCGAAAAATAGTGTATCGTTAACTTGATAGGAAATACCAGAATTTTCAATAACAAACCCATCGATCTGAGCATTCTCAAATTTCGTTGTTGTCTCAACTTCAATATCGACTCTGGATTCTGTCGATACTCTTGGGAAATAATCATAGATTTGAAGTGCCGCCTCCTCGGTCATCACCTGATCTGTGGCAATTTCAGCAGGAGAAATGATACCATCATTATCTATGTCAGAAGTTTCAAAAAGGATAAGGTCTCCTTCCTTCTCTGTAACCAGTTGATCTGACTGTTGGTTGGGTTGACGCTCAATGTCGATGTCAACTTCTTCATATGGATCTCTAAAACGAGACACATCCTGAGGGATGTTCTCTTGTACTGCACTCTGACTCAGGTTCCAAGTATCAACAATTGAGTTGAACTCAGGACCGATGATGTAAGGGAATACTGGAAGACCTGCTTCTGATGCATCAATTGTGATGAAGTAGCAATATGTACCATCAGGATAATCAGGAGTCTTACAGAAACGACCGTTGTATGGGTCTAGATCTCCTTCTTGGAATGCATACTCATAGTCATCAACAAACTGTCCAGCAGGATAGTCAGCAAGTATAGGACCATCAATACGAGCAGGTGTTGGGTTTGTATCAATATCATAAACTACATTAGTTTTCAGTCTATAAGAAGAACGCATTCTTCTGATACCACCGTTCTGATCAGTAGGATCGATGTAACCGTAAGGTCCATAGATTGGGTTACCATCAAACGCCCAACCCAGAATGGGTGAGTGAGAAATAGCAGCACCAGTCTCAGTACCTTCTTCTTTGAAGGTATTGGTTTCGGGATCAAGGATTACGTTGTCGCCAACCACATAACGGAGTTCTTTGGGGTCAGATACGTGTGCATACTCACCGCCATACTGGTTATTGAATCCAGTAAAGACATAACCACGAGCAATGTCATACTTAGTGCTGAGGTTATACTCTAAGTTCTTATTCCATTGGAACACATTTGCATTGAATGTTGCAAGTTGTCCAACTGCTTCCATACGGACAGTAGTGTTACCCTGAGTATATCCAACACCTTTGTTAGTGATACTGACTGAGATAACCTTACCTTTGTCTTCACCAAGAGTGCCGATAACAGCAGTTGCCTTAGCACCAAAACCATCGCCATTGATGAATACGGTAGGAGCAGTAGTATACCCATCGCCAGAGTTAATGATAGCAACAGATACAATACGACCATTAATAACAATGGGTTGTGCCAAAGCACCTTCACCAGAGTTCAGTTTCAGTGTTGGTGTAGAAGTATATCCAGTTCCTCTGGATAGGATGTTAACACCAGAAATAGAACCACGAACTTGTGCAATTGCAGTAGCACCAGAACCACCACCACCAGTGATGGAGATTGTAGGTTGTGATGTATACCCTGTACCAGGGTTACCCACCAAGACACGAGTTACACGACCGTTTGTCACAACTGCTTGTGCAGTAGCACCTGAACCACCACCACCAACGATTGAGATCAAAGGTTGTGTAGTATATCCAGATCCTTGGGTGAGTACATCAACTGTACTCAAAGAACCATTAACAATGACTGATGCAACAGCACCTGAACCACCACCACCAGTAATTTCTAGTGTAGGTGTAGAACCAGCATCATACTCTTCGCCAACGTTGGTAATATCGATACCAGTAAGAGGACCGAAGGTTACAAACTCCTGATCCTTGTAACCCCATGCAGATACACCATTAACCCATGCACCAATTGGTGTATTGGGTGATACCGTAGTTCTAGTTGAAACTGTATTGACAGTTCTGGGGAATCTCAGCAGTTTACGCTGGTTACCAGGGATAAGTGCAGATCCACTGAAAGGACCGACCTTATAGTTGGGTAGACCTGATGCTGCAACGTAAACATAGTCATTATTGAAGAATGAGTTCTGTACGTTAGAGGTAAACAGAGAGATCACTTCGTTGATCGTGTTCTGAGTAGACTTACCTCTGTTTAGGTCAACAGATAGAAGGATATTACCTTGTGGTTCGATATCTGTTGGTACTGGAATCAGATAAGAGAATGTAAAGTCGTCAAGACGAGCAGTAACCTCAAATGTACCATTATATACAGCAGGGTTTGCACCATAGAGGGTAACAGTGTCCTCAACTAGCAAACCATGTGGGTTTTCGCAAGTTACGGTTGCAGTTCTGTTCAAACCACCAGGAATGATCTGAGAAACCTTAATAAGTTTCTTAACGTTGTACAACCAGGATTGTAGACGCTCATCTTGGTCGGTAGAACCCAATGCAGCAACATTTAGTTTGTCACCAGGCAGATAATAGGAACCACTATCTTCGAGAACAGTAGTTCCTGCTTCTGCAATACCCAGAATGCGAAGTTGTACTTCTGTATCTTGTCCACGGTTGGCATATACGAAAATATCAGAATGAATGATTGTACCAGGGTCCCAATCCTCTACAACGCCGTTTTTGGAGCGAGTACACTCAATAAATTGGTTTAGTGACTTATCTTTATACTGTACAATCTCATTATCATCAATAATGATGGTACCGTTCTTTTCTGGCCATCCAATAGTGGAGTCAACAGTAATAATACCACCAGTAGTGTCTAATGGTTCTACAAGAACTGTTTTATATGGAATCTTGAATTCGCCATTCAGTGTTTCCTCTGAAATTGCCAATTCATAGATAATATCCGTACCTTCGATGATGGAGATGACGTTTTCGATCAGAACTGACGCATCTTTGATATTCTGGTCAACTGCATCCGCAATCTGCACCAACTGAGAGTCTTTCAGGTTTGCTGGATCACCAGAAATCAATTCTGCACGCAAAATGGTGTCAACAACCCAAGATGCAGCAGAAGGGGTGATCATCTCATCCCTAGGATAGTAAACATCGATCTCTTCACCGAAGAGAATCTTAAATAGGTACTGCGTTGCTTTTTTGGTACCCTTAGACAGGTAAAAGTCCTTAATCTTCTTAATAACCAGTACAGGATTAACCTGAGAGTAGTCAAGATTGATTGTGGGCATGTATTGACGACGGAACTTGTCGAATACTTGCTTAATGATCATACTGTCAAGGTTATTGACAATAGATTCAGCAGGGTGACTGCTTTGAGTCAGTTGACTCTCTTTTGCATAGATCTGGTTAGAGAAATTGTCGAAAGTTGCAACATCAGATACACCACGAGCACATCCAGTCAGTGCTGATGGTTCATATTTACGTCCAGCAGACAAAATAGTGAAACCAGTCACTTCACCGAATCCAACATCACAAGATGCTTGTGCAGAAGCGGGAGATGCGATGTAAACCTTAGGTGGTTGGGTATCAGAATACCCAGTACCAAAGTTAACGATGTTGATATCAGTAATCTCACCGTTGAAGATGGTTGCTACTGCCTCAGCACCAGTACCACCAATAGGTTCATTCAATGGACCCTTACGATCGTCCACAATGTACACAGAAGGTGCATCTAAGTAACCTTTACCGCCAGTCAGCAAATTGATGTTAGTTACATTGCCGTTCGCAACGGTGATATCAAGCACCTGTGCGCCCACTGGTTGGATGATACGCGCCCTTGGGGGTGTAGTATACCCTCTACCCCTATTAGTGATAGTTACGGATACAATCTGTCCATTAGGAGCAACGGTACAGGTAGCAGCAGCATTGATACCACCGTCAGGTGCAGCATCAATGTAGATTTCAGGAGGATTGCTATAACCAATACCACCCTGAGTCACAGCGATAGATGCTGGAACCAAACGACCCTCAGAATCAATCTCAGGATCACTGATTACAGCACCATCGGGATTTAAGAATGTAATTGCAGGAATGAAATCATAACCAGAACCTGAGTTAGTGATTTCGATGCTGGACACCATACCAGTGTCATCATCAACAGTGATTTCTGCTGTTGCTTGTGATCCGTTGATCAAATCCGATGGTGGAGTGATTTTCAGAACAGGTGGGTTGTATGAAGTGTAACCCTGACCACCTCTAATCAACTGGGAATCTTTGATACCGTTAACTAGGGTTCTACCTGCTGATGCTTCACCAACACCAGTCGATGAGTAGATTGATAGTTTGGGTGCAAAATTGAGTTGATAACCTTTACCACCATCTTTGATGATGATCTTATCAATTTCACCACTAGCACCAACTCTGGTAACTGCACTAGCACCACTACCCACAGTTGGGGAAACATATTCAATAGAGCGGATATGGAATGTATCCTGATTTGAAATATTTACAAAGAACTTAATTTTTGTGTTGTTGTCCGTCAACACATAGTCCAGATAAGGACGTTGAAGGACAGCATTCCTATTGATGATCAGACCGATCTCAGCAATAGGAGAATATGGTAAAGAATCATACTCCATCGTCGTGGAGTCGAGACCCACTAGGTCATCGATGGGGGGAATCACCAGATCCTTGATTACAGAATCCGCAAATCCAACATAATACAGAATTTGTGTAAGTTCTACCTGATCATTACCCGTTTTTGCGCGGGGTGGGACTGTCAGAGTGATCTCACTACCAGAAACAGTGTAATCAACCTGAGGAATTAGCAGATCACCATAAATTGTTACCGCAAGGTGATCGGCAGATACGGCAGATACAGGAGTACCTAAGAATTTTAACGGGAATGTAGTTCTTGCACCGTCAAACAGTTCCCAAGGTGATTCTAATGCTTGTCTTTTCTTATTGAACTCTTCAAGAGAAATGCCAGGTGTCAGAATAGCATCTGGACCACGAACGGTCTCATCATAATAGATGATCTCGTTATCGATCATCACAGAACCCTTGCTAGGCAAGAATCCATCAATTTGTTCTACTTCAATGATCTCATCATAAATCCCAACTTCCTTAATCAAGGATGTTGACGATGTAAGAATCTTCTGATCATACTCGTCTAAGTCGAGATACTTAATAAGATTATTAAGTACGTTATATGGGCGACCTGTCTTTTCCTGAGATTTATAGTATTCAATCAGGAAATTGACAAGTTGCTCATCTTCGTTTCGGATGAATTCTGGGAGTTGATTAGCAACTCTGTCAGAAATGTTGATCGTTTTTGCGAACATTTATCTCTTAGAAACAGGAGTCCAGTTCTGGATACGAGAACGTTCCAGTGGGGTACGTGATTGTATTTATGTTGCTACCACCGTAGTTCCATCCGCCAAAACTGAATGGATCGAAGGCATCAACAGCACCAGGATTAGTGTTGATATCCCTTGGGAACACTTTGGGGTCGAAGATTGTGGGGTCAACGCCAGGTGGGATTGTAATAGGTCCAGTAGAAGGTAAAACTACAACAGGAATCCTATTTGTACCATCAGGTGTATCGCCTACATTGATAGGGCCAACACAAACAATACCATTTTCATAATCCACAGTTCCAACTAAATCGTTAAGAACCACTTCTTTCTCATTTCTGTTGGTGACCATCATCAAGTTACCAAGACCATCATCTCTGATGTTCACAGGAACAAGAGTTGCTGTTTGGGCAATCTGGGAGTTTGCAACAACTTCTTCTAAATTAGTATTACCACCAGCAACTGGGTTGCTAACGGTAGTGCCAGTAATAAGAGATCCTGCTGCTTCACCAGCACCAATCAGGTCAGCAACCTCTTCGGTATACCCAGTGGCATAGAATGTTCCACTCTTAACAGCAGCGAACTTGGGTTTACAAGAACCACCATCGCCACCACCTGGATCGCCATCACCACCTCTATAATTCGGATCAGGTTGACATGTACCATTCACACAGATCTGACCTTCTGGACAATCAGCAGTAGTAGAACATGGAGTACCACCACCATTCGGATCATCTTGACATCTGCCATCGATACAGACTTGCCCAGGAGGACAGTCAGCAGTAGTAGAGCATGGGGTGCCATCACCCCCACCAGACCCACCAGGATCGCCTCCACCGCCACCGTAATCGTTCGGGTTAGTGATTGGGTTGTTGAAGTCTAAACACTGTGAGAATTGATTTCCAAAGGTGAACTGATCAAGGTTCTGACCCATGGTCATTTGGGTTGTAGTACCACTGATAGCAGAATCGGAAGAGTCCACCATAGCGTTGAACTTTGATGGTTCTAGACGCCCAGAGAATCTACTATCACGCTCCTGAGAGTTAAATCTATCGACAGACCTCAGTACCTGAGCAGCCAGTTCATTAGATGACCTAGGTGTATTGTTGCCGTTGTAGGCAAGATGAATAGTAGGTGATATGTAGAAGATTCTTGGATCAACGATCTCAGGTTGGATCGATGCCATAGAGTAATCAAGTAACTGGTTCTTGATCCTCTTCTTAGTAGTGTTGTTAAGGTTAACACCACTCTTTGTTCTTACAGCAACGTAAACTTTGCCATATTGTGGTGGATTTAGTTTCTCACCACCGTATGCAGTCACTGATGCTGCCTGTGGATACAGTTCAGACACCAAATATGCGTAGTCACCTTCGGTAACTGCTCTATTCTGTACTGAGAATGACTTCGGAGCGCGATATTTGACTGTTAATGCATTCTCTCGTGCCTGACCATCCGCAGATGTCTCAATAGTTGTCAATTCAATCGCCTGAGGGAGGATTGGACGACCCACAGAGTCCGATGCACGCCCAATAAACCCAAATTTCTTCGCACCATTCGCTTGTTCACCGTCAGTATCAAGATATTGTACGGTGATGTACTCATTATCGATCAATTTACGACCAAGTACACCATCACCAAAGGTAATTTTGTATCTAAGGTCCTCAGTTTCCTCTAAAAAGTAATTTCTTGACGTTGATTCAAGCGTAGTTACGTTATTTGCCAGAGAATATTCATCAACTTCCACAGATTGCTCGTTTGGACGAACAAAAACCTTCATTCTCTCCGTATCTACGTCTTCTGATGGGATGACATACTCCGCTTTCCTTGTATCATCAACAGTAAAACTGTATTGAAGCAGATTTCCTTGATATACCAGCATCTTGTTGAAGGTTGCCAGACCAGTAGACTGATCAACGCTCGCTTCTACATCAGAAAGTAAAGAAAATATGTAAGAATCGCCATCAACCTTGGCAACAAATGCATCACCTTTCTTAATTGTTACAGTTGATGGGAAAGATTGATCACCAGGGAGCAAAGTTGCTTTGGTTGTCATCCCAATACACGCTCTTGATCCTTTTTTAGACCTAGGAGTGTAACCAATTTGCTTTGCAATCCTAACAATGTTATCTCTAACAGTTGCAGATTCCAAAAATGCCTCGTTCATCGACATGTTTGCCGTAAACGAAGCGTAATAAGTGTTATATGCTAAAATATCAATGAGATACGAAGACGCAGAACCTTCAAAATCATAATCTGTGAACTCTTTTCTTGTTCTCAGGTACGATCTGATAGATTCTTTGATCTCAAAGAAGTCTAGTGACGTTAATTCTGATGGTAGTGCTGCCATTTTAGGTGCGTTCTAATAGAAATTCGATAGTTTGAACAAGTTCTTCACCAACGATGCGATACTCAATGCTCACATCAAGAGCATCTTCACTGTCTGAGAGAATCACATCCACTGTTTCGACTGTTACACGAGGTTCCAGTCTCTCAATGGTATTTCTAATTTCGTCTTTCAGGTCTTCTGCTGAGAAAACGTCGAACGGTTCAAACAAAAGACCTGTAACGCGGGACCCAATCTCCATTTGAAAGGGTCTCTCTCCAAATTGTGTCATGATAAGATTCCGAACTGACTGCTTAATAGCATTTTCATTAGTAACTGCCCCAAAATCTTCCGTATTCGGATTCATATTGAAGGATACAGAGAAATCTTTGTACCCTCGGGACAGGAATTGTTCAGATCGGAACCGATAACGTGCCAATTTTCTGATTTATATCAGTGTTCTTGTTTATTTATAGGTTCAACAGGAGGATTATATTTCAAAAACTCCCTGAAAGTCATTTTCATCTCCCGTTCTGTCATTCCACAATGTTTGGCAGCGTGTGGAAGGTTCATTGTGGCACGATACAGTGCCACATTTGACTCCTTGACGAGTTCGGGAGTGGTGACTACCTTATCTTCCTTGACCTCTGTACCTCTTTTGCTTACCATTTCGTGATGTTGCGCTAAGTTTAGTGTTTTGTGATGCTCCCTGACGGGTTCTTTTAGGTTGTGATGGGATAAAGTTACCACCAGCAAGTCCTGTCGTTGATCTCTTTGCCATTATGCTCCTATGGGGACCCTAAGATGATAGCACATTTGGTGATCCATACGCAACCACACTGTTACAGGGGTATGACCACCCCATCCAACCAGGTGTTCCTACACCAAGTGGATCCAAAACGCGAGCCACTGGTAGTTTTGCAGCAAACACAGTCAGTGTTGATGTGAAAGCGAATCGAACATGACCAATTCCAGCGTTATCTTCAATCGTTAAGTTTGAACATGGGATAGGAGTAGGTACAGGACACAATCCTTTGCTACATGGACACAGATAAATGATAATATTTGTGCAAGTTGAGATGTGTGGTGTGAATACATCACCAAAAGTCATACAAGGAAGACCGTTGATGAGTACAGTTGCCTTGATAGCACTCAGTGGATTGATCGGAATTAGAGGAGTAGGGGGCCACCAACATGTCCATTCCTTAATAACGATACTGTAAGGGATGGGAGGTGTCTTACAGGGTTGCACAGAGTGGACTGTGGGGGGTATACAGATGCCATGTCCTGAGTCAGGTAGTCCTGTGATAGGTGCAACTGGTAGTAGTAGTCCGAATGCCATGATTAACCGTTAAATAAATTGTCTGTGTCCGTAGAGAAATCCGATATCCTTGTATTCAAATCATCCTCAAAACTGTAATCCTCATCAATGAAGTCCTTGTATGTATCATCTTCAAATTCAATATCTCTGAGAGAACTATATTTATTTTTAAGTAACTCTTTATCAGCAGGATCATGAGATGATAAATGTATTTTCCTGAGTGGTGCTGGTGGATTTGGTTGTACAACTTCATTCCTTTCATTAAAGATACCTCCTCCACATTCATCAAAGAATGGATTACCCATATTTCTAGCAGTTTGACCAAACGTGATAGTTGATCCTGCACTCCAATTCTTAATAGTCATAACACCAGAGTATGGTCCCATAATCATACCAAGTTGATTCATTTGATATGGATCAATAGCGATTGATAAGTCATTCACATATTCTAATGCAAACTCATTTGATGCTGGTGAATTGGCATTACCACTACCATATAGAAGGAGATACAAGTAGAAGACAGGATATAGACATGTGACACCAGCACCAAACCCTTGATAGATACCTACCGATCCATCATTCCTCTGTTCCCAGAAAGTTTGACCAGGTGTTTTTCCTTGTGTTTGATTATTACCTGTTCCCAGAGGGTAATAGGAACCATAGACATCTAAGACACCATTAGGGTTTCCATTGCCGCTAGAACGCCTTACATAGGTGTCCCAGCACTCTTCTGCTGGCATACCACCTTGCAGTCGTTTGATGGATGCTGTGTAGTACACATTACTATTGTTAGTTTGACCAGCAGCAGCAAGAACCGTTGATGTACTTGTAGATGTCGATCCATCTTCATTTGTTGTAGTAGTGGTTGTAGTGTCGAATCTATCAGGAGTAGTATATGTTAATGATCGAGTTCGATATGATTCGATGTTCTCTCCTAACCACACAGATAACTGTGTGAGTTCTGAGTAGTCTGCATGTTGCCAGTCATACGTATTCTCATCTAAACCAATAGGAACAAATACTACATCATTACCACCAGAAGGATCCCAGTAGCATCTACCCTCCACAGAACCAGTAATACCAGATGTTGCACCAACCATCGACCCAGTGATGTTACGAGTACACTTCCAGCAATTCTTATTATCTACTCCACCACTAGTTACAGGACGTGGTTTAGTAACGGATGGTTGATCAAGTTTATGCATCCATGCCATGAAGTTCTCACCATCGGGTCCAATGGTTTTACCACGAGTAGAAAGAGTTACTTTGAAAGCACCATTGTCACCCTTGGATGCACAATACTTATAAACAATGAAACCAAATGCTTTGCCAGTTTCTTCATCCAGATATGGACAAGGTAGATCCTTGAACCTAGTTACATTGTAGAACTTAGGTTGTGGAATAACAATACACTCCTGACCATTGTTCCACCCATAGAAGTCACTGAGTTTATCCATCTCACCATCTGCTGCCTTCGCTGCTATCGTTGCCTCAGAGTAAGTAGTCTGGAACATCTGAGCAAATGCTGTACTGTTCTTAACCAGAAACTCAAAGTCATCTTCATTAGGTAATGCAGCAGTTGCTAACCTAGGTACAGTGATCTTAACACACTCCTTAGGAATGCCTTGACATAGTGCAGTTTTCTCTACTTCATCAATCTCACCAATTTTAATATAACCAGTTGGATACGTAGCATTGAAACCATTCATCATGGTCTGCATACTCTTCAACGTACCATCATCCAAGACACCCAGTTGACTAGTATTCAAGTCACTCTTTTCTGCAATTGCTTCTTTCAGTGATTTGGTTTTTATTTCACTCGAACGGTATCGACCAGTCTTAGGATCGATATCTGAGTTTCTTATATTCTCAACTCTCTTCTCAGGTGAGACAGTTTCCTTGAATGCTTTCTGCCCCTTCTTGGTATTGGGACCTCGCATCTTATACTCTTCTTCCTCAACCTCTGCCACAAAGATTCTAGGAGGATTGTCTGGATCAGGATCATAACCTGCACCACGATCTACAATAGTAATTTCTTGAATAGCACCATTAGCATCAAGTTTACTAACTTCAAGTTTAGCAGGTTTCATCAAACGACGCCTACGATCCTCACTACTAGTTGTCTTTAATTTCTTATCACGAATTGATATTGATGTGAGAGTGGTTTGCTTCTCATCTTCATCCATACCTTCAATCTTCACATCAGAGTTAGATGCATAGGGATAATCATTCTCCCTCTTCTGCATTCTCTTTTTACTGTCACGATTCAGACCGTTGACTGCTTTCTTACTTATACGTTTTAGATTATAATCATAGTCGTCACCATCATAGTTCTCAATATGATCTTCTGGGATTCTAAATTTAGTATCTTCATACTTAAATTGTTGTGTGACTTCCCTAGTTAAGTCCATCGCACCATACTCATTCAAGATCAAAGGATCCTGAATTACGACCGATGGATTCTTATATCCAAACCCTGCATTTTCGATAATAATAGATGAGATGCGCCCGTCCTTACTCACCTTTGCAGATAATTCTGCTTGATCTAAGGTCTTACTATGGATCAGTGCATCGCGGTCAATTTCTACTTTGTAGTAACTTAGTTTTTTCGGAAACTCATACACACCAAAGAATGCTGCACGATCACCAACACCATATCCAGCAATCACTTCGATGTTAGCAGGGTCTCTACCATTGGGTGTAAAGATCTGTCCCTCAGTAAATGCATCACCATCACCAATCAACTCCATATAACCACAACGGAGTTTGTTACCAAAGTAAGCGTGTTCACCAATCTCCCATCCATTGATAGTATCACCTTCTGCAAATCTATCAACACCACCATCAACGTATCTAAACAAGAGTGTATGACTTTCAGTATCACACACCTTGAAACATTCATTCATACCATGATGCTGGAAGTCTGTAAGAGACAACGAGGTATTAGTAGTTCTCCATGAGTCAGGACGAATCTCATAGAAGTGTGAATGATACTCTTTACTAACTAGTGCTTCATCACATACACACCTATCATCTGCTGGTGTGGCAGCAGCGGTCCCTGGTACATTTTTATTAGGACATTGGTTACGGTTACTAATACTATACTGAACAGAGAAGATCGGTCCATTCCATGGATACGTTGTGTTGTACACATAGTAGAAGAACTGCGAATCAAATGCTGCATGGAATTCAAGATACTTGGGTACTGCCGCTTTGACTGCACCATTCTTACCATACACCCATTCAAAGTATGCATCACGATTATCAATCGGACAAATTTGTGGATCACCCCATCCCACAGCAGGATGCCTATTCGTAGAATATGATCCGCTAAGACGATTACTTCTGAAATAACTATAATTAAAGACACCACCACCATTGGCAACCATCTGACCATCTTGATCATACTGTCTTAGATATCCTGCATCAGCATCAAACTGATATTCATAATTCTCATGAGTGTAGATAGCAGCACTACCACCAACACTAGGATGACCACCTAGATCAGGTCCTTCCCATTCATACCAACCTGAACGAGTTGCATAATCAACAGGTGTACTATAACCAATCGGTCCAATCAATCCTACATCTGCATATACCTTACGATTGCCTGTTGTAGTATCCTTCGCAAAACACCACCCTACAATACCAACATAATCATACTCCTCATCACGAGGAGACTTACAATCAGGTACGCCATTCACGCGCTCTAAATTTACTTCCCCTGCTGGATTAG